CTACTCTGAAAAGATGATTTCTAGCTCACGCATTTTTTGCATAGTGTTTTTATAACTAATCTCTTTCTGACGTAATCGAACTTTTTCATTATCATCAAGGTTCTGTTCTTTTCGCATTTCAGCGAAATGATTAATACTTCTGTTTAGCCAAACTGAAAGCTCATTCCAGCATTCTTTGTGATCAATAGGATTCTTCATTGCTATGTCTCCTTATTTGTCCCGTTTGAATACAACTTCTATATAAGATTCTTCATTTTGCATTTTCTTGCTGACATCGAGCACCTTACCAAAATGATTTTCATTAATTGCAATAAATGTCCCCTTTTCTTTTGCAATAAGCAGCCTTTCAAATACATATTCATTCCATGCATATGTTTCGGTTACATTTTTACTCATACAAGATCTCTCCCAAAAAGTATTCATAATCTTCATCAGGAATCCATTGGGTATTCTTTGATTGAGTGCAGAATTCTTTAAACTTTTCCACGAGAAAACCTGGATCAATTTCATAAAGATCTTTATGATAAGGTGTCATAATCCCCACTTGTATTTGAACGGCGTTTGCTACAGGAACAATAACCATTCCGGCACGGTAACCTGTTTTAAGCTCTTCTTCAAATTCTGAATATGTGATTTCTTGCGCTTCATCATTTAAAAAGAATATATTTGATGCGGTTTTAATCTTGCTGAATTGAACTGTATAACTCATTAATTCCCTTCTTTCAATTTATTTGCTGCAAATCATTTGATTATTGATGAACAATTGATTCCTTTAAAAACTCTCGGACAACTTGATTATTTAAATCCCTTAGCCATCTGACATATGCCATATTCTCAACACCATATGCGCCGCTTCGCTTAGATACGGGTACCTCCTTTTCAAATTGCCTCCATAGTTTTATGTGCTCTTCAGGATGGGCTTGAGCGAATGTATTAGTAATAAAAATAGCTTTAGCTGATGCTTCCATTGACATTTTAAAAACTCCTTTAGAATAAAGTTAATTGATCTGGGTGAGGAAGTGGCCAATACTCAATAAGCTTTTGTTCTTGTACAAAAAACTCTTTGTCTTCTGAAATATATATTCCATCTTGTAATGGGACACTTGATTGAATAGGTAGTCCATGCAGCTGAGATAAATCAAAATCTTCCCCATTGATGTCCTTTATTAGAGTAGCATTCATTAAATCGTCTCCTATTATGGGCAACGCACAACTAGCTCACGTTGCCCTCTATTAATCTTTATTTATTGAATTTCTTTAAATTCTTCTTCAAAAGGATTAAATTCGAATTCAGGGATGCCCTTGAAATTTTCGATTTCAACATCTTTGTTATAATCAATTTGGTTGGTCCGAACTGGAACAAAAAGTTCTAGGCATTCTTCATTCCCATTGTCTAGCATCCCAATAAACGGTCTCATCCCAACAGGCTTTTCAGGTGATGAAGGAGAGAAAATAAATTTCACTTGATCCTCATCCCCATAATGAGCCAAAGCATCTTGGAGGTATCTTACGTTAACAGCAATGATTACATCCTCCCCTGCCCCATTGACAGTCGAGAGATCTTCTTCAAATGCTCCGACTTCCGCTTCTCGTGTATTGGCCCGAAGTTGATTCAATCCAGGTTTAATTCTAATAATAATTGGCTGATCAGAATTATATACTGTGGAGTTGTTTAACAGCGTCTTGAACATTCCAGCATTAATTGCAATGGAACTGCCAGCTTGTTCTGATTTAAAAAGCAGTACATCGGTATTAGGATAATTACCGTCTAGAATTCTTCCGTAAATCTTTGCATCGTCAAATTCATATACAATTTGATTGCTGTAGAAATGCACCTGTACTTCCATCTCAGTATCAGATAGATGTTTAAGAGCTTCGGTCATAACTGGAGCTGGAACAGTAACTTTTACATCTGGGTATTCATTGTCCAATTCATATGCAAATTGAGCTAATCTGTGTGAATCTGTTGCGACACATTTAAGCTGCTTTCCATTTAAAATATGGTGGCCCCCTGTAAGAATAGGACGAGTCTCATTAGCAGCACATGCATAGATCGTTCTTGAATACATGACTCGTAGCATATCAGGATGGATAGATATTGTTGCTTCCTTTTCTTCTAAATTTGGAGTGTTTGGAAACTCCGATCCATCAATGCCATTTAAATTAAACTCGGGCCGGCCAGACTTAATCACGGCAATATTAGATTCAATTCGGAATTCTGAATTCTTTGCTTTGAGTCGCTTTACTATTGGAACAAGCTTATCAGCAGGGAAACAGATTGAACCTGGGTTACCGCTTGTGATTTTGAAATTAGATTGCTCTTCGTTTTGTGAAACCGTTGCCTCAGTTAAGAATTCGTTATTGATTGCTCTAAAAGTGAGCTTGTTTTCTTTGATGTCAATAAAAATGAATTTAAAAATATCTTGAACGGCTTTCTTTGAGACCGAGCGTTCGACTTTCCCAATAGCCTTCTTCAATGTTTCTGTTTGAATCGCAATAGTCACAGTGGTTTTTAATTCATTTTCGACCTCTTCATCAATTTTCTCTACATCAACGTTTTCTATGTCTAAAACCGCGTTGGCCATATAAATGTCCTCCTCAAATTACCTTTTTAGTTATCGAACCAGAATACTAAGCGAATATCGTCTTGTCTAATTTGCAGGTATGGATATTCACTATCTTTTAAGAAACTTTTCAATTTTTCTATGGTTGTCATAAAAAAATGATTGTGTATCTCCCGAAAAGTCGTTTTATAAGTGACTTTTACTCCTATCCTGCTAGGTTTAATCGAAACAATCTTATCTCCATATTCCTCAATGGCAAGCTCTTTAGAATCAGCAAAGTCGACCGCTTCAATCTCCTCATCCCACTTATACTGTAATATCTCTTTAAGAGTTAAGTAAGAATGAGAATGTCCGTCACTTGCAAAAATGTCGCTCTCATCTTTTATATCCTTGCAAACATCTTCAGGTAGACCTTTTGGTAAGCTTATGGGCTTGAGTCCTCTATTATTTCGAACGCCAGCTAGTATGGCAAAAAGATCATAATTACGGCCTTTATAAATGGAATCATCGTAATCAACATGAAACCTTTTTTCATAATCCTCTGGATATAAAATATGGTCCTCGTTTACAGTCCATTTATCAGCACTAACCCATACACCATTCCTTCTGTTTGTATCTTGATACGGATACCTTTTGACTTCTACAAAAGCATGGATATCGCAACCCACTTTAGATCCCTCCTCTTAATTTTTCACTTAACCTCATTCCATTGGTGGCAAAGATATTCCCAACAACTTTTTAAATACTGTTCGATTTCTGGCATCTCATCTTTTGTTATATTTTCAATCAAGACAGGAATGAACCGTCCTTTTCTTTGGTGCATCATATATAGTTTGAGATAGAATTTGTTCTTTATTTCCTTGCCATTTTCATCTAATGGATGGGCAATATCATAACGAAAGCAATGATTATAATCGTGGTCGATTTCTCCACTGCTCATAAACCACTTCTCTTTAAAGTCATTCCAAGTTTCATGTATTGCTCTTCCGAAATTTTCGCCATTCATATTGCTAACATAGAAATTGGAATCCGAACAATAATAATGATGATTAGTCTTTTTTAATTCCAATATTACCTCTCCTTTGGCTTCAAGATTTTTCGCATTCTACAAGGTCTTTGTACCTTTGATGTATTCTCCAATATTTAAAATGGAATACCCTACAAAATAACTCTTTCATTTGCTCACTTTCCCAACGATGATACAAAGTCTTTTATTTTGTCTTTATTCTGATCAAGCCATTCGATAGCGCTATTTAGTCCTCTTTTGTCAGCTGCTTTCTCCCACCATTGATCAAGAACCTTTTCTTCTGTTAGATCAAATTCAAGAATAAGGTGCTCGTAGTGAAACAATAGCAATGTTGGATTGAACCTTGCGCCATTTAAGTATGCTCTCCATTTCTTTCTTAAAGGTTTTTTCTTTTGAACAAACCTTGTTAAACAGTCGTCTATTTGTTTCATGATAGCCATTAACTATCGCCTCCTTAAAGGAGAGGAAAGACCTTTTAGACAGCAAAAAGGTCTAATTCCTGTTGTCCTTCAATAATCTTTTTCTTTTTGGATATCCCTTTGTTATAGGCGTCAACATCTTCAACTGTTTTAATAACTTGATCAAACATATCCATATATTCTGAAACAGCTTTCTTTGTTTGCTTCACCTGTTCTTTTGTTACCCTTCCAGCTTTCTCTTCTTCTTCCATGTGAGTAATGAGACCTTCGGCAATCTTGCGGACAGTCTCCATTCCACCCTCAATTGGGTTCATTACATAACCATCATAATCTTGAAATTCAACTGTTTGCATTTCCTCAAAAGACTGATTCTTACGAGCAAACATGTCATGAACTGTTTCAAGGTCCTCTAATACTTCATCTTTCATAAGCTGTTTAGCAAGAGCATTCATACCATCGGAGCTATCGGCCATAGCACGGAGCCCCTCTTCTGAGAACTTACCTTGCATTGCCATAGCAGCATCAATTTTTCTTGCGATATGTTGCAGGGACTTTTCTTGAATTGTGTCACGGTAGACATAAGTGTAAACTTTAACGTCATTTGTTTGCTTCAGTCTCCAGGAGCGACGAGAAGCTTGCATGTAGTCATAAGTTGAATAATCGATTTGGAAGAAATGAATATTTGGGAAAGCAAGTAGGTCCAATCCCACTTTTACTAATCGTGGATTGGTAATCAAGATGTCCCAATCATGTTTTTCCATCATTTTGTTAAGCCATTCTTCACGTTGCCGTGAATTTCTTGGCATTTTGATGCCATCATGGCTGCCCCCATTACGTAAAATTCCAACTTTATATCCTAATGACTTTAACTTTTCATACAGATAAATATCGACCTGATTGAACGCCTGTTTCCCAGTGTATTTGACATACACCAAGTTTTTACGGCCATGTTGATAGATTTCTTCATCCAAGGTTCTAATCAGTTGCTCGACTTTTTGCGGCGTATATTCATTAATATCATAGTTGTGAGGAATACCAAGTATATGCTCTACTCCACTTTGATCATGAGCAGTTACCTGTGACATATTAAATGGCATGTCTGCATATTGGTACATCACATTCATAAAGATTGAAATACTGTTCATTCCGCCAAGCCCAGGAGTTGATCGCATTGTACTCATGATGTCATGTCCTATCTCTCGGTAATGTTGTGCATGTTCTTCATCCATGTCTACAACTACAGGAATTTCTTGATAAGGAGGTAGAGCATAGCCCATATCATTTAATTCAAGGAATGCACAATTACCCATTAAATGAAGTGGGAATAAATGTGGAGAGATCCCTGGCTTTTGACTTGAATTTTTTCTCAACACTCCGTTGTTACCACGTGTGTTATGCTCACTAATTCCATATCTATTGTTAAATACCGATTCATCTTTATATGTGATACCCTCTTTTAATAATGCTTTAGGGTTTAGTCTTGCAAGCAAATAGAAAATATCACGAGACATGCCACCCATAAGTGTTCCAGTTAAGAGAATTTGTTTTTCTGTATGATTCACAAGTTGGCCAAAGGCACGACCTGTAGAGGAATCTCCACTTTTGTATTCATGAACTTCATCTGCAATCAAGTATTTAAAGAACCCTCTAGGCAGCTGTTTGTTAATGTACCATGCAGGTGAAACCTTTCGATATCCAGAGTCCGGCGGAAGCTTTTCAGGCTGCCATAAAACAAAACCGCATTTTTGTTCAGTTTTAGCCGGTACATAACGGCCAGATGTTTTATCCTTTTTCCAATCTTGAATTTCTTCTTTTGGAAGATATTTTGTTTCAACTTCATTTGTGCAAATGTAGTTCTCTTGAGAAATTTTCTTCACGAATTTCTTGGATGATCTATTATACGTTTCAAAGAAATGCGTTTCAGACATGTCGCCGCCTCGTTTCGTCAGCGGACCTCCGCACTTAGGACAATAATATCCTGTATCGCCGTTTACATAAAAGGTTTCATATTGTCCACTTCCATAATTCATTCTATTTTGTTCTAGAAGACGGATGCGATGCTCAGGTGCTGGGACTCTATGAAAAGAATTACCTCTGCGAACTGTTCTGATCTGACTTTCATCAAGGTTATCTACAGTTTCAAATGAGATATCCTCTTTGTTTGTACGCCAATCTTTGATAGGTTCCAATGGAAAAGTAAATTTTGGCGCTTCTGAACTCATAATGTAATACTCCCATTTGTCAGGCTTCCTATACTTTACTTTTCCTTTGTCATCAATATATTGGTACTTGTCCTGAATCTCTTTAACATCTAACCAATGCGTGATTTGATATGTCTCACAATTTGGGATTCTCTCTTTAATTTCTCTTGCCCATTTTTCAACCATAATAGCAGGAGACATAACAATTACACGCTGCGGCTTTGGATTATTGTTAACGTTTTGAAGCATTGCTTCAGTAAGATAAGGGATGCCTGCACCTTGTGGTGTTTTCCCTGTTCCCATTTCGCCAATTAAGAAGCAGAAGTTATCTTCTTTAAGAGTTTCTGATACCCCCATCATTGTGTTTGCCTGTGGCGGATAATATCCTGTAATGCCATTGGTGTTTGCTTGAAGGTTAAGATCTCTAAATGCAGGATGGTGCGTATCTTTATCTGGATCAAACCGTAAAGCAATGTTTTCTTGGATGCGAGCGCCTAATTCGCCGGCAAAGTGAGTTAAATAGTCGTCAATTGTGCGGCACTTTGGTAAAACTGCCTCACTTTCATCACGGCCATCTTCCTCGATCGCAAAATCTAATTCAAGACCCTCGATCCCTTCTGTAATGATTTCTTCTAGTTGTTCCTCAGTAATTCGAAGTAGACCTGCTTCTAATTGATATTCTCCTCCAAAGACCATTACATTTAACGGTTCATAATAAGATTGGTCGATTAATGATTCAACAATATAGTCAGCCCATTCTTCAAGCATTGGAGTGTTGTATCTGTCATTTAGAACTTCAAAGACTTGTTTCTTATAGTCGCCGTCCCATGCCAATATTAGTTCAGCCAAATGCTCGGGCAGCACTCGCTGAGAAGAGCCTTCTGCAAGACGACGATTTTCTGCTGCTTGCCATTCATTACGTGCTTTTAAATCGGGCTTTGCATTCTTTGCAATGATCAGCATTTGGGTCATATCATCAATTTTTATTGTTTCCTCATCATATGCATTTTTACGAGTGTTGATTGAGTAAACATTTTGAGCAAAGTGTTCATTTTCATAGCGATCCCCTTCAGCTCGATAAATTTCTCCCGCTTTTCCTTCTTGCATATTCATGGCGAGCAATTTAACTTTCGTATCAGATCCAATCACATTTGCAAGATAAATATTTTTGGAATCATCAAGCACAATGAGGTCGCAATAAGCTTCAGCTGCACCCGCTCCGCGGTTAAACATTTGCAATGTATAAATTTCATCACTTGTAAAGCTCGGCATTTATCCTTTCACCTCTTTTTTTATATCCCTTACATGATCTTTCTAAATTGTCCTTGTCCGTTCAATAGTTTAACTCCGATATTATAATATTCACGCTCAACAACTTTTATATTTCCTTCATCATCTGTTTCAGAAAACTCACGAACATCTTTAATGGCACTTCCTTTTACCAAGTGCTGATCAGGTCCTGTTCCGATATATCCATTCAAGAAACCTGACGTTAAAAGGAGCATAATATGGCCTTTATGAAGAGGTGTAGGAGTTACAGGCTCTTTGTTTGTTAGAACCTGTGAATACTTTTCACGATAGCTGTCAATCAACTTTGATTTTTTCATTGTGATCAAAGCTTCACTGCCGGTGATTGGTCCTACACGAAATGAGACAATGCTTTCAGGATCTGATTCTGGCACAATATAGCTCGGCTCAACTTGAGGCTCGATAACTTCATATATGGCGTCAACCTTAGATAGAAATACTTGCCTATCATATTTTTCGGGTTCATTGTCTTTTGAAGCTGTTATTTCTCTAATTTTCCCGAAAGATTGATACGGTCGTTCTTTGGTCCGGCCAATTGCTTTCGCCAATTCATATTCATCACGAGTAGGCTTTTTTCTTTTTTTGGCCAGAATGATGCATTTTCGGGATTGCAAATACTCATCATCTTCAAGACGGATAATTTTGATGTCTTCATATTGGTTAACGAGTTTAAAAGAAATAGTTTCATCAATTAAATCTTTTAAAGTTACCATCACTAAAATTCCACCAGGGCGAAGATATGTAGTTGCTCTTTGCAATAAGAAGCCATCAAAGCGCATTGGTTGCATTTTCTTTTGCTGTTCTTTTATTGCCATTCTCCAGGCTTTAACTCTCTTCTTTAGTTCTGAATTAATTTGTTTATTAATTCTTTCTTGCTTTTCTTCTTTCGACTCTTCAACAGAGTCTTTATTGTTCTCTTCTAATGCACTGAAATCGATCTGCTGCTTCATTTGCTCTTTTAAGCGCTGTCTCTCCTCTTCTTGCCTTAAAACCATTTCTTCCACTTCTTCTTTAAAGTTCGGCATCTTATAGGGATCTATCGTTTCAAACAATTCATCAGCAATTCGAGAATCAATTTGAGGATTCACAACCATTAGAGAAAATGCATCATTCGTAATTTTAGCTTCAGACCGATAGCTGGACTCTGATACTTTATGAAACCCTGAGTGGCGCATTCGCTCACAATCTCGTTTAGAATCTGAAACACCATACAAAAATGGTTGATCTGCATTTTGTGTTAGAGTTTTTAAAAATAATCCGTTTCCTGCATTCCAATCTAAAGCTGTTATCTTTTGCTTTTCTGGAAATCCCAAATACATTTTAAGCAGTTTGGTTGTAAACTGACTAAGGGGTTGATTCACAACAATCTCATTTCCGTACATTTGTTTTCTCCTTTCTAATCTAAGCTTATTGTATATACTCGATGTGATTCTTTAAATCATTGTATACAATGTCTATAATTTCAGAGGGAACTCCTTCACTTAAAAAACCAAGCACACTCCCTAATTTACGGCCATGATATGTCTTTGTATCCTTCCACTTGTCGGAGGTTACACTTTCAATAGGTTCACATTCTGTTACAAGAAAAGGAGCAGGTTCACTTAATTTATAATTGTTAAAGGAAGACCCATCAGGTCTCATTATTCTTTTAGATGCTTCAAATCTGATCAATACACGATACCATTTATCATTTATTTCAATTCGTTTATTCAGTATTGTGAATTTGGAATTTGTTCGATTATCTCTATACCAACCGTTTCTTTTCAAGTGGTGAAACGATTTTTCACTGACAAGATTAACATTTACAGGAACTCTATTGTAAAGGTAAGCCGCAGCTAACTCCATTCTCTTTTCTCCTCTCTTGAATGTAATGCATTACAATTATAACACATGAAATAGCAAAACAAAGAAAAAACTTACGGAAAACTCCGTAAGCTTTTAAATTCCTTTTAATTTCTTTTGTATATCTTCTCTTAAGGCTTGCTGTGACTCATAACCGATCGGGTTGATTCCTAAATCATAAAAAAGAACTTCCAAAGCCATTTCAGTCACTTGGGACTTGTGAATGGCTACCCCTCCATTAAACTGATTTTCAGTTGAGAAGTTTTTAAGCCACTTGAAAATTTCTTTATTGTAGCAATCAAAGTTAGATTTAACTGGCTTTAAACCGTAATGTTCAAAAGGAACATCGTCACGAGCAATCTGTTTTAATTTTGTTGGAATATCTTTTTTGATTGTTGCAGTAGATGCAGCAGGTGCAGAAGGCTTATTGATAGCCGGTTTAGGTTCTTGTTCTTGCACTGCTGTTTGAACAGTTGGCTGTGGCTGAGAAGGTTCTTCTCTATGTACTCTTGTTTTAACGGGTGGTGTATATTTTGTTTGTGCCTGAGAATGCGCTTGTTTCATTTTATCTCTAACACCCATAAAAATTCCCTCCTGCATATTTTGGTAGGTTTAGTATACCAGATTAAATGCATGAAGGGAATTTTCATATGAAAATACGAAATATTTTTTTCTGACTTAAACGCTTACTGGTGGTGCGGGAGATCCAACTGGCGGCAAATTATTTGGAGGGCTTTGAGGCGGCTGATGATTATTGTTTGGACCTCCAGCTTTTTTCAGATCACCTAAGAGTTTCTCAAGTTCTTGTATAGATAGTTCGGTTAAATATCTAAATGGCTGCTTTACAGCTTGACTTATAATTTGCCCTAACTGTTGATCACTAAGTCCTTTGCCTATTAGCTCAGTGTATGTTGAGTTGATATCATTTTCAAGCATGACTCTTTGCTTATCAAGATCTAACATATATTGAATTTTTTCCATTTCTTCTTTTGATGCTGAGCCTGAATGATAACCCATGTTATCTAATGCCCTGCCAACCGCTGATTCTTCAGCATTTTCAACCCATGAAGTTCTGTCGGCTCCCTTGCCTCCCGCAATTGATAAAGAAAAACCGGAACTATCAGCATTCGTTTGAATCGCAATAGAGGCCATTACTAGTCCAGCATTTTGCGGCGTTACTCCTTCAGCAAGCTTCTGAATATTTTCAAATTGCACTGATTCAAATTGTTTTCTGTCTTTCCAAATTAACGCACCCATTAAAACATAACTGGTCACATAGTTGAGATCTGATAAAGGAATTGGCAAAATAACGGAGTCTGGGTATTCAAGTCGTAATCGTGTTTTTCTGCTTTTAACTGTTTCATATTGATTTAGAGACTGATTCTTCTTTTGATCGTTATACCCCATGGTTTAATTCATCTCCACTCTCAAGTTCTTCGCATATTTCACATAATCCAGAAAACGTTTCAAAATCCATAATGCTATCACATTCTTTACAATGTATTTGATTCTGCTCTTCAGATATTCTTTGACATTCACGACTTGAACAAACACTGTCCCCATCTTCAGACCAATAAGGTCGACTACAAACTGAACATCTTAACATAATGCCCAAATTAGGCTCTCTCATATTTGTTAAGCATCCTTTCTTGCTTTTTGTTCCTCCAGGTATTCTTCATAATCAAATATAGCTTTCCCTTCAGGTTCTTCCTGCATATCAAAGATTAAAACCTTGTCTTCATCACTCTTGAAGTTAATGCCTTTCATTTGTTCTAGGATTTCATTCTTAGCTTCAATAGAAGACTTTGCTTTCATCTTGCAACTGAACATCGCCACCGTAAATGTGAACACTATAAAACATGAGTGAGTTTAGGCCCCTTTCTTCTTGAAATAATTTACTCTGTCTTTAAGGGATTCATAAGAAACAACAAATAGTTCTGCATACTGTCTGATAAGAATATCAAGCTGAATGGGATCTGTTTCTTCCGCAAGTAATTCTATAACCTTAGCCATTCGATCACCTTGAATTTGTCCAATCTGAGAGTAGTGATATAAAATTTCATCTTGCTGCTCTCTATAAATTTTTTCAACTCGCCACTGTGTTAAGGTGCGTGTGCGTTTATTTATATATTTAGACAGTGAATCATCAAGAATGTCAAAAGTTCGTGCCAGCGTATCTGGATCAAGTCCTTTAGGTAGCGGACAAACTTCAACGATGATATTGTGTTTAGACAATACAGCTGCATCTTTTTCCATTGCTTTTAATCCGGCCATATCTCCATCTCTCATGAGTAAAACTCTTTGAGCTCCTGCCCTCTTTAATTGTATTACGTGCTGCTCACTTAAATTGGTTCCCATTGTGGCAACAGCATTACGAATCCCATACTTGTGAAGTTGTATAACATCAGTAAACCCTTCAAGTAATACAGCTCTTTTCCACTGAGTAATATAACTTTTTGCTTGTGAAATACCATAGAGATACTGGTTCCGATCAAATTCAGGATAAGGGTGCTTTTGTATGTACTCTTCCGACACATACTTGGTGTTAAGAGGCCATCTGTGATCATATTTAGGGGTAATTCTCTTCCCTTCTGCCTTTTGCTTTTCATTAAGTTGTGCAAGTGTATTAGGGCCAAATGGGACTCTGCCGGTAAAGGAAATGATATCTCCATTGAAATCATGTATAGCAAAAGTTATTTTGCCTTTTGTGTTCATGAAGTCTTGTACTTCTCCGTCTCCAAAACCAATTCCCCAGCTTAAAATTTCTAAATCCTCAATTCCGCGGTTTCTTAAATATTTATATGCATCTGTATTATTTAGAAGGTTATTCTGAAATCTTTGATGGCTTTCTTCACATTTGTTGACCCACCATTGATGTTGATTTTGTTTATATTCTTGTTGCGGATCAAGAGCAGGTAGTGGAATATTCATAAATTTTGCAAGCCACTCTATAGCTTGGCCTAAATTGTAATTATAATATGCCATGATAAAACCATAAACGTCAGAAGATTTGGCTTTACTATGATATTTGCTTCCGGCGCCACATCCATTACAATACCAGGTATTTGTTTGCGGATTGATCATGAGACTGGGATTGCTGTCGTCATGAAAGGGACAATTCCCGACATAATGAATACCCGATTGTCTAACGCCTCCATGTATTGAATTAATAACTTCGTGAACTGGCGCAATCGACTTTAAATAATCTTTGAAGTCATCAGGATATTTAGGCATGTATGTCCCTCCTTAAAATTATTTAATTAAAAGCCCCGGAGGGGGCTTTGTTTTATTACTTTTCTATTCGTAAGACATAATTAGCAAGATCATTAATCTCTTTAGTCATTTTGTTTCTAAAATCTTTTCTTCCTAGAGCCAATGATTGGTTTGGCTGATTTAGATAGTCATCAAGTGTTGAGATAGCTACCTGCTGCATGAACCTTACCCGTTTAGGATCAATTTCATACTGATCCTCTACCTGTTTAGCTTGATTCCTTGCGATTTCAACTTCCTCTTCTAACCGTTTAACTTTCTCTTCTAGCCGCGTTTTGTCGTCTATAAGAGCCAAGATAAGGTCTTTATTTTGTACAGTGGATAGCTGTTGAGATAAATCTTGCAGATAAAGAATATTTTGTTGAATAGTTTCATTCATGACAGCAAGTATTTCTTTATCTTCATGCTCCAGTAGCATATGGGCATCAGGAAGTTGATTTGAGGTTTTTAGAAATTGTTCAATTTTTTCATCAAGTGTAAGCTCTTTGGTCTCTACTTCTAAAGATAAATCTTCAGTATTTTGTTGCTCTTCTTGATTCATTTCTGAATATCTGTCCACTTCTTGTTGAACTTCTTCTTCTGGTTCCTCCTGAACCGAATCTTCTTCATTTATATTGGTGGCATCATCAATTTTGTCTTTAAGGCTTTCCAAAAAGTCACGATAGTTATCAAAGCTTTTTGAGCTTTCTGAAGGTACTATCACTTGTGTTGGCTTTTCCTCTTGCTCTATATTGCTTTTTGGCTCACCAGGAAGTTTATATATTTTTCTATTATACTTACCTCGTTTTGGTGAGACTTCTAATCTTCCCTCTTCTAAAAGCTTTGATAAGTGATAATCCATTGTTGGGCCTTGAATTCCAAATTTATTTGCAAGATCAGTAACAGAGATTTCAGCTTCTCTTTTGTCGCTTTCTTCTATCATCTTAACTACTTCTCTATAAACATCGTCCCGATTTATTTTTCTGTGCGGCATTGCAGACATACATACATCTCCTTTAAGTGAAAGAATCCTTCTACATATATAATAACCTGAAAAGGCATTAAAAATGCAATAAAAATGATGAAATTCAAGAAATTAAAGCATTTTTAGGCGGTTATCATCTTAGATTCAATAATATCAGAAGGAATTTCTTCTAAAAAACGAGAAGGTTTATGAACTCTGCTTTTCCCATCTTGCTGGGTTCGTTGTTCAGCGAATGTAATAAACAGTTCTTTTTCGGCACGGGTGATCCCTACATACGCTAGTCTTCTTTCTTCTTCAAGATCTTTATCGCTTTGACTTCTCCAAGAAGGAAACACTCCTTCATTCCATCCATTTAAGAAAACTACAGGGAATTCAAGCCCTTTAGATGCGTGAATTGTCATTAATTTCACAGAGTCTGTTTTAACTTTATCTGTTGAATCTGTCACTAATGACACTTCTTGTAGGAAGTCTTCTAATGTTTTTTCTGGATTTTCTGTTTCGTATTTATCAACTAAGATCAAGAATTCCTTCAAGTTATCGATTTTTTCATCTGCTTTTTTGTCTTTTTCATAATGTGTCCATAAACCCGACTGTTCCATTACATAGCGAACATAAGTTGTAAGCATTAAACCTGAATCCAGTTTCTTTTGAAAATGATCAAGAAGATCAAAGAAAGCTGTAATCTTAGATGCGGATCTCTTATTAATTGTATGGATATCGCTAACATTCTTAAGAGCCCGGTATATACTGACTTTATGAGTATTAGCGTATTCTTCGATTTTTTCTTGAGATGTCTTTCCAATCCCCCTTGTAGGCTTATTTATGACTCTGAGTAAAGCAGTATCATCCTTCCGATTGAATATGGCTCTTAAATAAGCAATTGTATCTTTGATTTCTTCACGATCATAAAAAGAGTGGCCACCTACAATTGTATATGGAATAAACTGATTTCTAAAAAAGTCTTCAATGACACGAGACTGTGCATTGCCACGATATAAAATGGCAAAGTCTTCGTATTTGTAACCCTCTTGAATGACTTTTTTCTTTATGATGGCTGCAATATAGGCTGCCTCTTGATATTCGGTGGCTGTTCCAGTAACCTTAATCATCTCACCATCCTGTTTGGTGGTCATAAGCGTTTTTTCTTTTTGATGCTTATTGAATTTAACAATTTCATTTCCAGCGTGTACAACGTTTCCTACAGATCGATAATTCTGTTCAAGCTTTATTAAAGTGGCACTCGGAAAATACCTTTCAAAGTTCAATATAATACTGATATCAGAACCTCTGAATCCGTAGATAGCCTGATAATCATCCCCTACACAAAATAAGTTATAATGCGGAGCTGCCAGTAGGAGAAGCAGTTGAAATTGGGCATAGTTTGCGTCCTGGAACTCATCAGACATAACAAAATGGAACTTGTTTTGCCAGTAATTCCGAGCTTCCTCATGATCTCTTAACACTAAAACAGTATTCATAATGAGATCTCCAAAATCCATCGCATTCATCTGCTGCATTTGGAATTGATATTTAGAATACACTTCTGACATTACTTGATCGCTAGGGCTTTCAGCAACATGATATGAGCAATATTCTGGGTCCCATAAATTGTTTTTTGCTGTGTCTATGTAATGCATTGCGTAGCCTGCTTTGTAATTGTCCTGAATATTCATTTGCTTATAGATACGTTCAATAACCTGCAAAACATCACCGGTATCATAAATGACGAACTTACATCGTTTAGATGTTTCATCCTGCTCGTATCCTAACAAGTGCCCATGTTTGCGAAGTATGCGTACACATAGGCTATGGAACGTGCCCATCCAAATATATTTCATTTGCTCTTCTCCAACAGCCTTTGCTAATCTTTCTTTCATTTCTTTGGCGGCTTTATTTGTAAAAGTCGCACAAAAAATACTTCCAGCATCTATTCCTTGGGACAGCATATTTGCAATCCTTGTTGTTAACGATTTTGTTTTTCCAGATCCAGCGCCAGCCAAAACTAATGTTGGTCCATAGATTGTCGTTGCAGCTAATCGCTGTTGCTCATTTAATTCATTTAACATGCTTTCAATAGATGAAGAATTCAGTGGTTGTTGTGATGTAATCATCGTTTTATCCCCCTTTTAATTTATTTTCGAAAAAGACGTGAGACGACCTTTCCAATCAATCGATTATAGAGACGATTTAAAATTCGTCCTTTTTGAATAGCGTTAATATCTCCAAGGATTCGATTTATTTTAAATAAACATGACCGAACTTTATTGATCATCTATGTAACTCCTTTCATAACAAAAGCAGACATCAAAGAATGCCTGCTTTTGCTGTTCTTACGCCTCTGGTGTCGCTTCCTCAGACGCTGCCGCTTCAAAACGCTTCTTGTAACCATCTAGCATTTGTTTACGTGCTTTCAAGTTTTCAGAGAGATTAACGTTTCGAGCTCCATTTTGCCATTCACGGACCATAGAAGCAGATTCTAAAGCTTTGTGCATTTTGTAGAATTCTTCTTTCATTTTCTCAATGTTAGCCATTGTATTCACCTCCCTTCAAGAGAGGTGATCTATATCCCGATTGTTAAGAAGATCTTCTTTTTGCTTTGCCAATAAGTAGTGGATGCACAGATTTTAACTGCTTATATAATTGTTCAAATGCTTGTCTTATATCCCATTGAGCATCTTCTGATGTTCTGAGATTAATCAAATGATAAGCCTCCCATAAACTAAAGCTAGCATAAATTAGACGTTTATGGGCGTTTAGAACAACGTATTCAGCTTCACTTTCAAAACCTTCTTCTAATAGTTTAGTATACAGTTCTTCTGATTTTCTTGCAATGCATTTCACGATGTCTTGAAGTCCTGCATTAACGATCCTTGGAGGGATTGTAACTCCATTATCTGGTGATGGAAGTGTCGCAGTAAAATCAGTCATTCGATTGTGTCTTAATAATTGATGCCAATTAGCTTCTGATACATTGAAATAGGCATTGTACCGAATATGTTTAAATACTTCTGGAGCCATGTCATGACTGGATATTTCCATTAATAACTCATTAATGACTTCTTCTTTTGTATCAGTATCAGTATGGTTTTCAACAAGATAAGCGGCTGATTGGAAGTCCAAATTTGAATACTGCTGTTGTAAACATGCAATCAAAGTATTAATGGCTATTGCTTCAGATTGCACATTTAAAAGCTGAACGTCTGTATTTCTAGAAGAATTATTCTTGTTGTGCCGACTAAGGAATAACTTTTCCATCCTTTTTTGTGAATTTCGTTGATATTGTGAAGGTGTTGAGTATTTTAACAAGACAGGTAACACCTTAGAAATCTCTGTGCGAATGCTATCTGCAACTTCTTGAGATTCCTTATGCCGGGAGTTGCTAAATGTGGCCAAAGAGTCTCTCCAGGCACGTCCATTAGCTGTCATTCCTAATTGTGTATGCATTGCTAAAGGAAGAACATATCTAGCATCTTCAAAAGCTAATTTCAATAAAGCGTCCAGCTTCTTATCAACAGCCTTTTGATCGTCTTTGATATCTTCATATTCGGCTGAATCAACATATTGTTTTTTTAGATGAGTGTATACTCCATCAATTAAATTTTCGAACGCATCAAAAGCTTCGTGATAAAAATTTTCAACTTCTTTATACAGTTTGCTGCGTTTTTTAATTGGATTGTGCCAACCCCCACGCTTCGGCTTCTGATATCGTTGACTATATTCGGTAATAGACAAGAAAGGATTGGATAGCTCCAATTCTGCTGATGCAAGGCGAGAAATTTTTTCAATCCCGACATGGGCCGTAGCATGTTCTGCAACGCTAGAATGGCCATAACCAACTGTCCACTTTTCGTGAAATTTTTTAGCTTTTTCATCGAGCTCTTTAAATGACTCAAGAGGAGCTTCAATGTTTTTATCCTTTAGTGCTTGTCGCAAATGATCCTTAAACGATTTATTAGACCGAGAAACCCATGCAAAGAGAGTAGCAATAAACTCCTCTGGGAGTCCAGTAATCGCATAAACATTACCCTCTACATTAGATACAAAAGGAGAAATATCTGTTTTTAGTGAGCCTTTTTTTGAGACAGGATCAAGAAGTTCTATTTGTTCATCCGCCGGTCGAACCCTTTTGCTATCTTTAGGTTTTTTCGCACTTGCTTCATTGCGATTTTGCTTCCGATTCCCAGTCTTTTTGGCGCCTTTCTCATTTGTTTTCTTGATATTTGATGCATGATTGTCATCCTTTATGTCTTCTTTTGAAGTGTTGTCTGCCATATAATATCCTCCTCAAATGTTGTGTGTAAAAGCCACTGTGTGGAACCGATGAAACACTTGTTGAGGGGTGTTTCACCTTCTTTCAAATAAATATTCAGTTCCACACAGTGGATAACGATTAATATAAAATTAATCGTTATTATGTAATCTCAATATTAGGTTTTTTACGAGATTATTGGAACAATGCTGTTACAATCAAAAGTAAACACTTTGCTTTCTGTTATTCAAATAAATATTAATCATCTATCTTTCAAATAGTCTTCAATTGATTTAGATTCACCTACTAATTGAAATGTGTTTAATATAAACTTGTCTAACTCTTCACTTGAAATGTCGCTATACTCTTTTTTATTTAAATACATAATCTCATCAAACGCTTTGCCATACTTGCCATACTTCTGTCGCAAGATGAGTCCTACAGTTTGCCAATGCTGTGCAAAATCGCAATTATAAAAAGTCTTGTCTGTATTATCTGCAACACCCAAACCGCTATAACCTTTCTTTTGATACATGAATACAAGATCCTTATACCTTTTGTTTTGCATGATATAATGCGTGATTCCTTCGCAATCTTTATCATCTAAAGTTATATATTCAATCTTATCTTTAGAGACATACTCAGACAAAACATCTTCCAGCTCTTGATCTTCTAAAGACCTCATAAATTCAAATAAAGCGAATCTGACACTTTTAGAATAGTCCTCATTTCCATGATATTTATTTTCTAAATATATCTGAAGCATTAACCTAGTTAAACTCAGTGGTTCATATGTGAAGTGAAGTTGTTCTGTCTCAACATCTTCGTCACAAGTGCACATCTCGCTAGACCTCCCACAATGGTCGCATTTATAATCTTCTAATAAATGTTCTAGCATATCTAACAACTTAATGGCCCCCTTGATTACTAATCCAATTTATAAATCGTCACATTGTAACCACTAAAGATACTATCAATAAGCTCAGACATTATGCTCCAATCGCCGCCGGCTAAGCCACACCCAATACCATATGGAATAGCAATTGATTTATTTAGCTGTTTGGACAACTCTTTCACTTCTTTTAATCCTTTTGTTAAAGCTTCTGTCTGTGTATACACAGTTTTATCATAGCGATTTTTCTTGATATTAACCTGGGCGAATACATTAGCAATGACTTTGCCATCAGTGACTCGAACATAATTGACCAATCCTAATAATTCTTTTTCAGCTAATCCTTTGTTTAAATTGAAGTTTCTAAAAGACTGATATTCTTTTTTTACGTTAGGATACTTGTTGAGAATAGCTTTTGCTAATCCTGCACCCATAACCCCTTTACAATTTACTTGCTGCACAATTATATCTTCAGACGCATCTAGAATATTGCCTTTTACGATATTGATCATATATCTGTTCCTTTCTCATTAAAAAGCCGTTTTTATTTAACCCTTAAATGTTTAACTTCATTTTCCAGCCATTCAACATATGAGATTTCTTGAGTGTTTTTTGCATATTCATTTAATAAAGAGTCCTCTTCTATAAAATCAAACACATTTTCAGTTATTCCATTAATAGGTAAGTAAATAGCTTCAATTCCGTTTTTTGGATAGAAAGGAGTATCAAACCATGTTAAAACAGATTTCCCTTCGTCATCTTTCCAATCATGATGCGCAACGCTTCGATTGTATGCTTCAAAATGATTCAAATCTATTAAAAATCTAATGCTATCCTCATATTCTATTGAAGCACCAACTATTTTTCCCATCATCATGGCATCGACTGATTCTTCAATCCAGTCGTAAACATTATCATTAAATTTAATAATCGGTTTTTTGCCTTCTAATACAAGTTCATATAATTTAATAGCCTTCATTGAAACAATCCTCCCCAAATCACTCCTGCTGCAATTGCAACAATAAATACTGAAACAAATTTAATTACACCAATATATACTGCAAATTTAATGTCCCCTTGGGAATCCATTCTTGCTAACAACACAATCCCAAATGCAACTAACAAAATCCATGCTGAAACAACCATCTACTTAGAACCCCTTTCTAAATGAAATCAACATTTTATCTACTTCCAATTGTAGTTCTCCTTTTCTATCTCTGAATCTCCTATATGCGAAAGAATCCAATTATGATAACCCTCTTCTCCACAATTAGGGCAATCCATTTCTGATATAATATTTAATTTGTTTATCGTAGGATTTTTAGCAAACAAGTGATGGTTGCATTTTCTACAAAAAAATACAACTTCATTTTCCATGTCTCCCCTTCCCTTCTGTATAAAATTGGAGTTTCATTTCAAATCTTAAAGGTTTTAATCTCAAACGTTTTATAGGTATCTACTTCATTACCTGGTATCTCGTTTACACTCGGATACTTATCGTAGTCGTATGGATACCCAATACAGTTCATGTGAAAGCTTGTCCCCTCATGATTAAACTCAGTTTGCAAATGTTCATGCCCACAAATCCAATGTTTAGCGTTAATGAATGGCACATCGACCATATAACAGCTATTAGGTTCAAATGGAGAAAAAGGATTATGAACAGGAGGGACGTGAGAAACAAACACATCGATGTGAGTTTTTTCGAGCGTTTCATACCAATCCATCGAACCTTTCCACATTGCTCTTACTCCATCTTCCTTACTGTAACCATTAATGCTAATGTAATTTGAGTCATTAGAGACTCCTTTGAAGAAATCCCATCCTTCAATTCCTTTTGGCAAATACCACATAGCATCTCCTGCAAAGACTTTACCTTTGTATGTATCCGTTGACTTGACTAACGGAGTCACATTCTTCATGTCAGCAGCCTTTTTGATTAGATCATTCACCCTGCCTAATGAATCAGAGTATTTTCTTTTTTGACTTTTACTGAGTAAATAAAGATCATGATTTCCATATGTGAAGTAAACCCTCTCGTACTGTTTTGCTACTTCATCTAAAACCCAAATGGCTTGTTGATTCCATTCAGTAAAATCACCAGCAATGACCAATACCTCCCCATTACCGTTTGAGATCAACCTATTTACGATTTCCCTTGTTCGCTTCTCCCACTTGATCTGATTTACATTCCAAGGAATCCAATGATTGATATGGAGATCTGATACATAATCAATTTTCATTTGTCCCCCACCTTTCTTAATGAAAAAATTTATTTCTTTGGCGTGTATAAATTAAAATAATCTCTCCATAATATGATTCAAACAAGCTTGTTTTCATTAAACTTTAGGAGATGAATAAGATGGCTCAACAAAGTAGATCAAGATCAAACAACAATAACGAGTTATTAATTCCTCAAGCAGCTTCAGCTATTGAACAAATGAAACTTGAAATAGCTTCTGAGTTTGGTGTTCAATTAGGGCCTGAGACTACTTCTCGTGCAAATGGATCAGTTGGTGGAGAAATCACTAAACGCCTTGTCCAACTGGCTCAACAACAAATGGGCGGTCAGTTTCATTAATTTCAGGAGTGGCTTTAGCCGCTCCTTTTTATTTCAAATAAAATTCCTTTTGCTCTTCCTTAGTCAGTACGTTATAGTCATCATTCTCAAGAAAAAACATTGCTCCAAAACACTCCTGGTGAATGTCTACATCCATTGGAACCCATGTAGGAAAAGCAGTGACCTCATCCTCTTTGGTTCTTTCGGGGTAAAAAGCTTCTATAAACTCTTCTTCGTAATCACCACTACTGATTTTTTCTCTAATGGGAGACATATCGATAATGTTGTGAACTCTAAGAATACTTCCTGCCGGAAAATCTTCGCTTACATAGTTTAATAGTTGGATTAAATCACCCACATTTGCTTTCGCTTTTGTCATTCGTCCACCTCACTTGTTCCTTCATACTTGCCGGCTTCAGTTTAAAAGTCCCCTTCTTTTATGATGCTGTAGAACACCACATTAAGCATTAATGAAATTGACAAAATAGACCCAATAAAGGTATGAAATGCATTTGGCTGAGGGGCTCCAAAGACAAGTACTTCATGGTACCGCCAAATCAAGGCAATCACTAAATAGAAAAGATTATACAGCAGCAAACCTTTGAAAATATTGGACATTTTAAAAGGTCTCATTTTAATTTTCCTTACAGGATGATGACTTCCATTGGTTGAGTTATTTAATTTAATGATCAACGTAATGGGCAAAAAAGTAATTCTAAGCAGCTTCCCTTCATTCATTAAATAAGCTTCAAATCCAATATTCCAATTGAGTGGTGCAAATCCAAAGTATAAACGCAATTCTTTACGCCCCCTTTGCCTTATTCTTGATTAAAAAATATCTCATTCATAAATTGATTGTTTTCTGCGTCTCTATTCTTAACTTGTGTTGATATACTCATCACAGCATCAGCTAATACAGCCGTATTAAAGTTTAATTGTTGCAATTTCATTTCAACATCATCAGGGATCTCTAATAAAAATGCTGCTGTTTTTAAAATATCCTTATCTGAAATAGTGATTAATTTCTCTGAAATAATTCCTAATAAATCAGCTCTAATACTTTGAATATCTATTTTAATTCCCCTCCATTTTGCTACATAACCTGTTTCAGCCTATGCTTTTATTGTTGATCATCATATTCTTTATTTGTAATGGGTTCAATAAGTGCGGCCTCTACACCTAAATGTTTGGCCAATCCTTCCCTATACTCCAAATGTATTCTTTCATACTGTTCATTATTTATATCTTGTTCAGGTTCAAGCTTTATTTCACAATAACAACATTCGTTGTTTCCTTGTTTATCCTGAGCCATTCCAACTCCCTCAGTGATGCGAAAACAAAACCTTGTTTTATTCATCTTTTTTCCTCCTGTTTTCTATGTTTAGAAAATGGCAGTCAGGTTGAATCGGGTATAAACTACTTTTCCCTCCGCCAACTGCTCTAGCCAATTGAGCTACTGCCATTATTGTTTTTTGTAGCAGTTTGCATCTGCAATCCTTTCCTAACGATTTACAGGGTTCGTTTCAAAGGACGAAAGTCAACATATCCCTGACCAACAGGAGAGGAAAAAAGGAGGTATAAGTGTGACAAATTGGACATTGAAAAAACCTCTCCTGCTGGTCAGGAAGCACGATCTAAATAGAATCGTGCAACACCTGAGTCGCATTTGTGTAAAACGGATAAAATAGATTATTCTCCGCCGGTTAAGTCATTAAACACAGTTGTGTTTCCACCACTATAGTATTCAGGTTTCTTGCCTTCATCAGTTTGCTTTGAGCCGGCATTAGCAAGAGATACTTCTAGTTCATGTGTTACATCAACGCAGCTCTCCCCTGTTCCATTAACAACCTCCATTTTAGTTTCTCCACCAGGCTTTACTGTGAATTTGACTTCTGTTCTTTCCATGTTGCATTCCTCCTTATTTCACTTTTTTTGCGTCTAATTTTTTACTTTCGAAATATAGCCAAGCACTAAAAATTATACTTGAAGCAAGGTTAGCTAAGCCTGCCAATGAAGACTGAAATCCAAAAAGATGCACAAACAGCCAACTAACTGCCAATCCGTAAAATAAACTAATTCCCCACCCTAAATAGGGAATTTTAAAAAGTTTAGCGAGTGCTTTGCGAATTTTGTAAACTGGTCCGATAGTGGCCGCACTAGCAATACCTGTGTACATTGAAAATTCAAAAACCATATTAATGACATCTCCTTTTAAGTATGTAGAGGATTCAAGAGAATCCTCATTTTCTAATCATTAGAAAGAAGTCGCAAAAATCTCGATTTCTCCTTTTTCATTGACTGTGATTTCATCTTCGTTTACATTCCAACGATTTTCTTCACAGACATCTAAAATCTGATATTTTGAATGCAGCTGAGAAATTTTTTCAGTAAACTCTAGTTCAGAGAAAGGAACTTTAAACCAATCGGCCTGCAAATTAAGTTCTTCATTTTCCCTTACCCATCCAAGTGGAAGGACTCTTCCGTCTCGAACAACGGCGAGCTCTGCCTGGCGCTTTTGGCCATAGTAATCTACAATTTGAGTATTTTCTGTGTAATCAAGGCCCATTTCATGAAGCCCCTTTTTTACATACTCCATATTGGAGACATTGCAAGAATAAACTTTAAAGTGTGACATGTTTTCATCTTTCCTTTCAAAAAAGATATTTATAATAAAAGAGAAGTCATCCCTTTATTATTGAAGTTTTATTCTGATGTAGGTGGTGTAACAATATACACTTGTGCTACTTTTCTCAAGAGATCCATTCTTTTTTCCTGAGCTAACCTAAGTTGATTAAATGTCTCCTTGGGCATAGCTTGTATTTCTTCATCAGAGTAATTTTTCTCAATCAGATGCTTCAGATCTTTCAAGGAGTTATCAGTGTATTTTCTGAATGGATCTTTAATCATTTCCTGATAAACTTGAAGATGGCTCACTCTCGAGAGAAACCTATTTAATTCTTCCTGGAACTCATCAACCTCGCCTAAAGCAAAGGAAATGGCTCTTGCAAAGTTTTGTTTTTTGGTGAAGTGATTTTCTTGTTGTGAGCTTTGCTTTATCCATGAAAGCACTTTTTGCTTCTCTTCAGCTTTGTTGTACATTTATTCACCTCTTGTTTCATTAAAATCTAACTGATCAAAAGGGTTACTTGGCGTATCTATGGTAAACAATGAAGAATCAGTATCCTGCTTTCCATGAATAAGTTGATGCTCCTCGTTTGAAGCACATTTAGCAGAATGTTTTGCCCAATCACGAAGCTCTTGCAATAATGCAGGATTTCTTTTTGATAATGGAACAATTCTTTCAATTTGTTTTAAGATGTGTTCTTCTGTCATGTAATGCGTTTCACGATTGCCTTTTCGAAAATCAGCATATGCTCGTCTTCCGGCTTCTGCAATTACTTGTTCAATTTCAGCGCCTGTAAAGTCCTTAGATTTACTGGCCAAACGTGAAATCTGTTCTTCTGTAAATTCGTTAGACTTTCGGTCCATGTCATCAGAGATATTGTATCCTCTTTTTAATAAATGAATTTTGAAGATATCTTCTCTTTCTGATTGCGCTGGTAATGAAACAAAAAAGATCTCATCAAATCGCCCAGCACGAGTCAATTCAGCAGGTAGCTTTGTAATGTCGTTTGCAGTTGCAATAACAAATACTGGAGCATCTTTATCAGATAACCAGGTTAATAGCGACTGAATAACACGTGAAGTTGTACCACCGTCTGATCGGTCCGATGAACTCATGCCTGATAGCGCCTTTTCGAACTCATCGATCCAAAGCACACAAGGAGAAACATCTTCAGCTAGCTTTAATGCTCGATCGATATTCTTTTCAGACTGTCCAACTTTAGAATCCATAATATCACTCATATTCATTTTCAGTAACGGGAGGTTCCACATATGAGCTACAGATTTTGCAACAAGTGATTTACCCGTTCCAGGAAATCCGGCAGCCACACATCCACGGACAGGATCTACACCATAGGTTTTTGCTTCATGATCAAATGCATATCTTGCGTCATTAAACCAATCTTTTAAGATATCCATTCCACCAACATGATCCATATTGCCAAGCTTGGTGACATATTCAAGCAACCCTGTTTTTTTAATTACTTGCTCTTTCTCTGCGATAATTTCCTCTAAAACAATTTTTCGATGTTTGGTAGCTGATTTTTTCAAGACGTTTTGGATCTCATTGCTAGTCATCCCAATTAAAGCATTAATAATTGCAACTCGTTCACGGCCATCTGGAACTTCGAGCCCCTTATTTTTAAGAGTATTTTCAATTGCTTTTAAATTTTCCTCGACTTGATCTCGACTCGGCAGCTCGTATGTAACAACAGTGATGAGCTTTTCGAGTTCCATTGGAATATTAAGTTGAGGTGTTACCAATATAATTGGCTTATATGAGTTGGTTTTCTTTTCAAGTAGATCCCGCAGCCGCCTTTTGGCTTGGAACTGATTCCACATATCATGAAAATCTTTGAGGACAAAAACAGCCTTTACATACTCTTCGTCTTTCCTATATTTCTCAATGAAGTCTAGCAGTTTAACCGGATCATAAATATTTTGAACCTTCTCGCCAGTTTTCATATCAGTTAGTCCATCTGTAATTGACCATACAAAGCCTTCCATACTTTTTTCATCGAGTATATTCCGTAAATCCTCTTGGAACCGCTCTTCTTCATATGTGTTAATTAGTATAGATTTTCTTCTAGAATTCATTAGGGTTAAAACTTCATCCATTCCGGTCATGTTTTTTTCCAGTGTAGACACAATTATGCCCTCCTTAGTTCATTTAGAAGTTTCTCAGATTATGTGATTAAAGCTAGACAATTTCTAGCTGTTCTTCGTAATACTGATTTGTCTCATTCTCTTCAAACTCAATAGTAAAGGACAACTAAGCTCTAAGCACTTTATAAGCAGCACCTAATGCATCGCCCATTGCATAAGTCTCAGGGATTAGATATTTAAATTTATCGTGCAGTTCTCTGTCCGCATAATATAAAGATCTCCAAATGTCCTCTCTTCCTGACAGGTGCTCCCCCATTAAATTTTTACTATAGTCAGCTTGAAATTCTTTATATGCAGGGTTTCTGAACATCCCCCATATCTTTGTAATGTGTCTCCTATGATGCCAGGCAGTATAAGTTTCAACAATTAACATCGCTAGTGCCTTGTTTTCACTGCACTTCGCAATTAAATCTTTTTTAAATGCAAGTCTGACCTTTTTGTATTTTCGTTTGATTATTTTACTCATCCGCTCATTCTTCCCTTATCAAGAATATGAAAGCTCTGGCATTGCTTCTGGTGTCACTACATCTTCACCGAATTTATCATCTAGGATTATTTTTGTGAAATTTTGTCTAATCTTCATTAGCAAAATATCGAACTCATTTAAATGACGTAATGAATTAATATTATAAATGGGATGATCATAGGTAATAGTCCATGCTTCTCCATCAACATCCTTAGATCTAATAATTCTAAATTCTGCATTCACTTTTTCATCATGCTCACATTCGAACACAACCGTAGCATGGTCTATTGAACTCCATGATGGACTTTCATTTATGATAACCTCAAAGCTGACTTCCACGTTTTCATATGTAGGCTCGTCGCTGTCGTAATCAATATCAAGGTCATCAGTTTCGATCTCTTTTGCAACTTGTTTTTTCCATGACTCAAAAATATTAGAAAGTTTTATTGTCTTATCAGCTTCTTCTTCGATCATAAGTTCTTTAAAGTTCTCAAGCAGTCGCTTGTTTTCCAACGCTGAGCTTTTCAGTATCTCAACCAATACAGAGTCTAACTTAATGATGTACTCACTGTAGTCATATTTCTCTAGATAAGGAATCATTACTGATTTAACTTTTTCCTCAATAATTTTTGTGAGATCGCCGTATGAACGGAATAGATTTCCTACTGCATTTGTTACACCGTTCACCAATTCTTTTTCTACTATTTCTTCAACAGTTCCATCCTGCATTTTTTTGCTGATAACATCTTTAATGCTGTTTTCAAGATTCATTGTTTTCTCTCCTTTGTTAGCTTAATTTCTTTTAATCGCAAAATCTGTAGTTCATGCTCTAAAATATATGCAGCCAAATCAGAAAGAAATAAGCATTCACTTTCACTTCTTGATTCTGTGAACTTTGCAACAAAAGACAGCGTCATTACTTTTTTTCTGTGCTTTTTAGACATATCTCTTGCTCTTCTTAGCTTTCTAAGCTTCTTATACCTATTGATTCTCTTTTTTAAAAAGAACTTATCTACACTATTCATACAAATCTCTCTTTGCTCATTGTGCTTCTATGAAAGCGAGCATACCATTCATAATCCTCTTCTGTAGCTTCCAGTAAACTAATTTCTTCTTTAAGACGTTTAACTTGCCCGCTTTGAGTCCATCCTTCTTGCTCCATTTCGGCTACATGATAATCTCTTGCTGTTTTACTATGGTAAATGAACTCTTGTACTTCATATCCGTTGACTTGTCTCATGTTTTTCACCTTCAATTCGTTTGGGTTCTGGACCAATCCTTAATGCAATCCTATACATAAATAGACCTTCTTTGCTAATCCATATAGGAATGCGTCTTTTCTTCCCTTTTTGACACCAATTTGAACTACCTAAAGCGATTAGCAAACGAAATTTCAATATTCCAATATAGAGACACTTTATTATTCCACCGGATGTGTCTTTATCATGCCGAATAATGTACAAAAGTTCATCTCCTTTTTTTATCATCAAAAATTAAAAATCAAACTCGATGTCAGAGAATTGCTTTTCAAGTTGTTCCTGCTTTTGCTTAGCTTTACTGGCTTCTAAAATCGCTAGCCGGCTTGCTCTAAATTTATCAGATTCTAATTCGCTCAGAATATCACCTGATTCGTTATTTGCACCAAGTTTTAGCTTCTGTTCCTGTGCTTCTTTTACAGTCTCATAATAAGAATGAGTTACATCAAAAGCCTCCGTAACAAGCTGAAACTTATTTATACTGAGATTATTATTTGTAATCTCGATCTTAGATTGATCTGTATTCATAAAAGAATAAATATATTGACGGTCTAGTGAGTAATAAGAAAATTCATAGCGATCTAATTGCTGTAGATCCTCCATGGATCTTCCGTAAAGAATAACATCTTTTACGGTTAAAAGGTTTGAATAAGCGTTTCCTGGATACAAGTAAGAAACAGATTCAAATGTCCCTACTTCTTGGTTTGTTTTTGTGTCACGAATTATGCCAATGCCATTATTGATCGCATAATCAGGACCTTCCATAGCATAATGTCGATCCTCTTTAAAGGCTTTCTCTATATAACCATTAATCAGCTGTTGAATACTTGCTCTGAACTCACTTTCATCTTCAAGCCTGTGACTTTTCACATTATTAAGCGCATTGAAAAGCATCTCCTCAAATCGCTGAAGTATAAATCTCATGCAAATATCCATTCCAATATCGGCACTTTTAGCGTGCAGAAGAACCTCTTCGGAATCTTTATCAGCACTGAGGGATAATTCAACTTTAATTATCTTGTCTGTTAACATGTCCGTAAGAAATTGAGGATCAATTGAAATTCTATCTACAAGATTTAAGTCAACATGATCATTTTCATTGGTCTTTGGATTTAATACCGGCATCTATTTAACCTCCCAGTATGTGCTTTTTTATTCTTTAGTTTTGCTCATAAATTTCTCTCTATTTTTATATCGCAGAGAACACAACCTCCCACAGTAATCCTGATTATCAATTGTTTTGCCGCAGCATTTGCAATGACTCCCATCAGCACGTTGTTTATTGTATTCATCTGCTGCAATGTACTTAAACGTCCCGCTTTTAATTGATTCAGGTCCAAAAATCACTCTTTGATTTGCTGAGCCAATGAACCATCCATCATGCATATATTGATCACTTGTAAGCCGTTTGTCTTGCTGATAATCTCCATCAACAATCATATCAATATGTTTCATGAGTTCAGTAACCTCTTCGGGAGTTAGAAGTGTAAATATCACTTTTGAGGGATTATGATTCTCATCATATTCTAAAGTTAGTGAGTCACTAGCATAATCAATCAAATGATGATACATGGCGTCTCCATGTTTTTTTCGAATCCAAGTAAAATAAAGACCGTATTTCATCAGAGTATCTAACTTATATGCTGTATACATTACAAAATGAAAAGTGTGATCAATTTCTTTCAATTGCCTTGCCACTTGAGATAATGCTTTTGCTTGAAGTATCGGTTCACCTCCACAAAAAGTGACCTGTCGATTCCAGGCATCCCTATCACATATTTCAATCACTTCTTCAATAGTTAGATTGCGAGACAAACCTTCAAACGTCCATGTAGACTCATTAAAACAACCAAAACAAGGTGCAACTACTCCTCTAATGCAGCCTTTAGTAAAGAATTCTAGGCGTTTACCAGGACCAGCTGTAGTAGTATCTTTATTAACACCCATAAATCGAATTAAATTGGTCATGATACGAAAATTCCCCTTGATCGCAAGAGATACTGAATACCTTTTAATGCTTCATTAATGCACTCTTCATTAGGATTGTCGCTATGTAAGTATTCATTCAATTTATTATAAACTTCTTGCAATTTTAAAATCTCTGTTCCTGTCATATTAATCTCCTCTCAATGCATGTAATGCATTTCAATATGTTTAGTATAAATGAAAACTTGGGGAAAAACAATAGAAAAACCACGAATAACATAGAAAAATGAAATTCGTGGCATTAAAACAAAGATAAAAAGAGGTATTTTAAAGATTAATGCATTTCATGAAGACTCTTGTCTCTTGTTGTTTTTATTTCAATTTCATTGCTAATATCGAGAGAAAATTTTATTTGGCCGTACGCATATTGAATTTTGTTACTTCTTAGACCGTATTCAGCACGAGATAAGCAATCTTCTAGCAACATCAAGAGCTGTTCTACTGGTAAAGCCTTTAAACTTTTGTCCATAAGCACCCCTGACTACTCTACTTCATTGTTATAGAAAGAGTTTTCTTTTCTGGCTTGTATTGCATAAAATCAGGCAGTTCGCTGAAGAATTTTTCAGCCCATTCAGTTTCAACTTCAAGTTCAATTTCTTTTTTTCGTTTTTTTGAAAGAGGACCTTTACTTTTCTCCTCAATGATGATCCGTCTTTCAGCTTCTTTAGCAACAAGATTTTTAAAATCATTAGAATAAGCGTTTTGAAGTAACGTTGAATCAAGTGCAGGTTTTTTTAAATACTTTTCCAATTGATTGTGCTGCTTTAAGAAATCACGAGCTTTCTCTTCATCGATCACCACTGCTTTGGGCCCGGTTCTTTTCAGTGAAACGGTAGCCACATCTAATGAAAGTTTTTTACCGTTGTTTGCATCTTTAATATACTTTTCAATCAAGCCGTTAAGTCCGTCAATTTCTTCTTTTTTCTTTTGAATTTTTTGATCCCATTCGGCTTTAATCGCATCACGTAGCATTGTCAGCCTATCGATTTCTCTTTCAATGTATTTTCTGGCTAACACCATTTTCCGAACTTTTAGTTCATCGGTTGGCGTTGGAATGTATCCTTTCTCCCGTGTAAAGCTCTCCAACATTTCATTCATTAAATCTTCTATATTGATATCTTTTGCCTCTTCTTCTAGAGCTTCATAAAGTTTAGGATTAGTCACATCAATTCCTCCTTAATCATTTAATCCCCCCGGAGGGGGTAGAATTATTACCCTTTTTTTGCACCTGTAACTACTGGAATCACTTGCTTCTCTTTTTTATCTAAGAGCATTTGAGTACGTTCCTTTGATAGCTCTGGAAAATCTGATTCTAGGAATGATCTTACTTGTTCTAAAGTCATATTGTCTTCCGGAACAGGATGTCTATGTCCTGCGTAATACACTACATATCCAGTACCTACTATGTCTTCAGGAGTTGCTTTCTGTCTTTTTGTTGCAGGCTTTTTAGTCGCTTTAGGCTTTTCTTGTTTAGGTGTATCAAATAATGCTAGCTGCACTTCTTCATGCGTATCTGGTTGTTTTGGTTCCTCTTGTTCCAATCGTGTGCCAAATTCCTGTTTTTGCTCTTGAGTCTGTTCATTGTCAAATTCTAATGCCATTATTAACAACTCCCTTAATTCAATATTTTATTTGTCCAGTCAGCAAAAGTCATGCCCATAGGTCGCAACATATCATAGTTAAACTTTTGCGACTGTGATTTTTCAAAAAGCTCTCTTAATGGTTGATTCAATAAGTTGTTTTCACCTTGTTTAAATAAGTGATCGTTGAAGGGTTGCTTAGCCCAGTTATAAGGAAAACTCTGTAGCTGCACAAGATCATGAATGACACTATTGTCGTGATAGCACATATTTCCCTCACTAAATACATTAGAAAAAGGGAATCTAAATAACTGGGTTTCTTCTCTTAAGAACCTGTCCTTATATGCCATTAGCATAGAAGCTGAAAGTCTATTATTCTTAACCTTAAAGCAGAATACCAAGTTAGGAAATGGAACATCCGTAAAAACCGTATTGTGATATGTAACATCATTTCTTGATTCAGGATAAATCATGAATAACAGATCCGTGTCATCACTGAGTTTGGCGTATTTAACGGTATTTAGAGGTAAGCTTGGAGATGCAAGTATGACTTCAGGTTCTGGAGGTCTATCCTCAATATCCTCTACTTTTACAGATGACACAATATGATTTACGAGATCTTGCATATTCAGATATATGGTTCTTCTTGCGCCAGCCTTTTCAATCTCTACCTTTGCAGGAAGAGTGTCTTCTAATGTTATTACTGCCTTCATTTGATTGAGTTCACCTCGATTTTCCTCATTTCCTTAAAAATCGTTAAAATGTCTTCTAATAACACACTATATTTAACATGATCATTACAAGAAAAGTGAAACTCATTACATCTCCAATCTGATTCCACTTCAACAACATATGAATCCATATAATCTAATGAATTATTAATTGTCTTCTTTATTGCTTTGTAATATTTCTTTAATGCCCTGGGTAAAGAAAGACTAAAAATAAACAGATAGTTATAATCTTTTGATTGACGAATTTTAAAATATGGATATTTGCCTTGCAGCTTTGACATGCTTAATTTGAAACAACCGGAACTTGGAAGTTGGAAATAAGCTATGTCTTCTAAAGGCAATCCCTCATCAAACATAATTTTTGACATAGTGAAGCAATCCAAAGCCTCTAATAATTCAATTCGTTCATTTTCAGCCATAAGAGGTACCACACTCAAATAAACAACTCCTTTCGCTTCTGAGACTTTAATTCACTAAAAGACTGCACCAAGTATCATATTTGCTCTTGTTGAACTCCATAATGGTCCAAGTCTGCTGGATCAAATTCTGTCTCCACTGAAGGCCAATATAAGATCAAATCATTTACCCATTCTAACTCTTGCAATGTGAAAGATGACAAAACTTGAGGAGTTGCCTTCTCATTTTCAATAAATAGATTTAACACTTCAAGAGTTCTCTCGTGTGAGTCAACAATATCATTTGATAGAGAATTAGCTTTTAACGCTCTATCAACAAAGACAGACAGATCAAATAAATCACTCATATTCAAGCTGCTCCTTTGCTATATAAGTGGGTTTTATCAACATTGTCCTTGCATTAAAATTTGTGTAATGCGATACAATTTCTTTATCATGAAGCAGAGTATTTAGATACCCCATCATGACTAGAGCTGCTACTTCATTTGTTTGCATTCTTTGAGGAAAATAGACAACTTGTTCACCGCATGCTTGAGTAGGCAACCTGGTATCTTTATCTTTAAGAATGTTTGGATAAATTGATCCAACCGGCGATAAATACTCTTTCCCTTTTATTTTCACACCACATACCACTTGGCCAGAGTATCCGCTCTCTTTACTCCCCTCTTCATCGACAGAATCAATTCCACTATCAATGTAGATGATGGTGGATGTGTTTTGAAATACTTCATGCATGATCTGACGAGTTGCATTATTATCAACACATCCTAAAAGAATAGGAATATTCCATCGCATATGGTGCCTATTGTTGCGCATAATCTTTTCAATATCTTCACTTGATTCTATGTAATCGTCTTTATAGAGAATTGGGATTTCATATGCATTATCATATCTTTCAGCTAATATTTGTGACTTCGGTTGATTTAGATCTTGCTCGATAAAAGGCTGCCGAAATAGATTAGTTTTTTCAACTCGATCTCCATCAACAATTTGATAATTAAAATAAAATTTGTCATTTTGGCTAGACAAGCTATAAAGGAGCTTAGATAGCCTTTGAACTAAATATCCTCCATTTCCGCCGGCTCCAATTTGCACAATATTAAAAGAGAAATCGGGCACTATGCAATTATGCAAGGCATCCGACAATTTAAATACAGGATGAAACATCAGTTATCTCCTTCTCATGCTTATTTTTGAAAATCTTCAATTTGTTTAGCAAGCAAACGATTATGCTCAAGAAGTGCCTGGATCGTTTGCACATAAGAGAGCAATATCTCATAGTCAAGGGCAACATAGTCTTTGTCACTCCCCTTAAAGGTAAAGGGCAAAAAATAATAAGAACGTCTCATTTGTTTAGCTTCTTCTTCTAACTTATCAAGCCATTCTTTTTTAATTGTTATTTGCTTGTGCCCTTTCGCATCCTTACTACCACGTTCTTTGAATTCTGCAAGTGCAGCTGTCAGCTCTTCTTCAGTAATCATGTCGCCCAATGCGAAATGAAGAGCGCCTGACGCAACTTGACGGCGAGCTACATCCCTTGCTTTATAAACATTTTGATTATAGCGGCGTGTACCTCGATTTTCGAAATCCATTCCTTCTTTTTTCTCTTTGCGAGTAGAGGATCTGGCATTAAGTCCTTTTTTCTCCTTAATCGGCTTATATAGATTATAATTAAAACATTTAAAGCATGATTTTTCGTGGTTTGAACATTCATCTTGATACGTACAATCCATTTTATTTCATCCCTTTCACATAAAAAAGAGGGAGTATAATCTCCCTCAATTTGTCGTGATTGTGTTTTCGATCTTGAGCAAGGAGTTATTAGTAACTTTCGCATCAGCTTTTGCTTGTAGTGATTTCACCGTAGCTTCAAGCGAATAGTAATAACCAACAAAGAGATCTTCTAAATCAAACAAGTTGACAGTTTCTTCATGCCAAAATTCAGGGGCGGGGAATTCCCTTGCATATTGAATACCCCCTGCTTTTCTTGCCTGTTCATTTTTGCCTTCATACAGATCTTCTAATACACTTTTTAGAAGACGTTGAATTGCATCCTTATTCCGACGTGCACGACCAAAGTCATAAAGGGCTTTGGTGTATTCTTCTTCAACACGGACATTAAAAAAGTGGATGGCTGTTTCATTGATCTCCGGCACTTTTAAAGATCGGTTTGTTCGTTCATATTCATCTATGAGATTATCCCACATTTTGAAATCCTCACTCAATAAGCGATCCAATACATTATTCATTCACACTCTCTCCTCGCAAGTGTGGAACTAACCTCGCTCATAACGATCACAAAGCCGATTAAGCCTAGCTGCATACAGATTCATTATTTCATGGGAAACTGATGAAGAGAGAGCAGGAGTTTTTTCTATCTCTTTGTATAACTCCTGTGTAATCTGATTACCTTCATCTTTTGTAGGACACTCTTCATTCTCCATAAAATCCATAAGTTTCTGAACAATGATATCTGTTTTTGTTACAACGCTTGCAGAAGACGACAATAATGACAACCCCTCTTTTATTTTTTCACAATATACACGATTGTTCCATCCTTTAGGGGTTGAGTTTGAATTATTTTTGTTGTATCAATTCCAGCTTGTGCCGCGGGAGCTTTATTTAGTTCCGCTTGTAATTGGTTAATACGCTCATTAAGTTCCTTGTTCTCGTTTTGAAGCCTTTTGTTTTCCTCGGTTAAATTTTGAAGAATAGCTTCAAAGCGCTTAACGCCTGAGCTTAATGAACCAACCATTTTGAAAATATCGCCTACCTGTTCTTCAGGTTCTGGAATGCCATAAAAAACAATTTCATTAGACTCTGTTTTTTCCCTTGAAGGAACAATCTGAATAACTCCATTAGTACGAAGTTTTTGTACAGCACGGTGTACAGTTGCTTCACTAATGCCAAGCTGCCCAGAAATTTTTCTCATTGATTCTTTCAACGTCTTGTTGGCATTACTTTCAGCCTTAGCCTTAATGTAGTCATAAACTTTCACTTCATTTTCACTCAATGAAGCAAGCACCTTTTCTTCAGTAAACATCATCCTTGAAACATCTCCTTTTTTCAACCCATCGTAATGCATTACAATTTATTACAATCTTTCTTTAGTATACATCTATCATAACTTATTTAAACATAATGCATTACAAAATTTCAAGGATTATTGATGCGTTCGTCAAAAATAGTCAAAATTCTTCAAAATTCTTCACTTTTCATCAGATTTTGGTGCTTTATTTTATATAATTGAGTATATAGTCTTAGTCCTTTGGTTGTCAATTGATTTATAGACTAAAACTTTAGACTTCTTTCGACTCAATTCGACATTCAAATGCATTTCATCATCATGAAAATATCTCAAGTTTTCTCCTGCGTTCTCTTTCAAGTTGCTTTTTCTGTCTGTCTCTCTCCACAGCTTCTTCGTCTACTGCTCCTATGCCACGTAGTTCAGCAATTTTCATGATTTCGTCAATGTTGTATACACGATAATTGTTTTTTGGGTTTCTTCTTGCAGGTGGAATTAATCCATTTTCCTCCCAATACATGATAGTATCCCGATGAACATCTAGCATAAGGGCAGCTTGATGCATAGTATAATCTTTTTTTCGTTCTGTCATTAATCATGGACTCCTTTGCAATTTGTTGTCCACCTTTTGCTTTGCAAGCATTATATGATTGCAATACTCTTCATACAAGTTCTTATCTGTCATGGCATAAATGGTCCGATACGTTGTAATCATTTCGAACTTATCAAGAAGATTGGTTGTGTATCCGGCCATATTTATATTTGGATCAAAGAATTTACCTACGTCATAACCTAAAGAAATAATTACAGATGGCTTCACACATAAAATTTCTGATAACAAGTGTGTGTAACACATTTCAGGTGTACTTGTTGTTTCACACTTAGACAGCGAGGTGAAATAAATATCTTCAAGTGAATAATTGGCCCAAGTTAATGTATTTACAAGAAGCTGACCTTCCTGAGTCTGAAAATCAACATCGCTTGGAGTTTCTCCAATTACCATAACGGGAGCATCAAAATTGCCGAGTTCTAATGGCTTGATGAATTTCTTGTTATTACAAGCAAAGCAATTGTGGATGCTTGTTTTAATTTCAAAAGGCACTACTTGCTTTTCAAAAAGTTCCTGAGTCAAAATCTGATCATAGAAACCTGGTTCAAATTTATGTTTAGACTCTTCTTTAACTTCAAAAGGTAGGGTGTTATTTTCCGATATAGTCAATTCCTTTTCTCCTCTCCTTCAAAAGAGAATAGATTAATCTATAATCCCTTCGGACTCCATCAGCATGTCATCTTTTTCTTGCTCATCCTCTGAATTATCCTCTTGAATCATTTGAGCGTCTTTAGGTATACGGCCTTGAACAATGCTATTTGTATATTCAAATAAGGCGGGACTTTGTTTTAGAGCTGCTTCGACTGTTTCTTTCCCTCTCCATTTCAGTTCATTCCCAGCTCCATCCTTATAAGGCTCATCATGACTTTCACCATAATAGTAATAAGCTCCAGCACGCTTTATGATATCCATATCCATAGCAACATTCATGATGTCTTTAATTACATCTACACCAGTATCCCAGTAGTAATCAAATTCTGTCTTAGTAAATGGTCGGGATACTTTATTTTTCTTTACAGTGACTTTCATTGTTTGACCAAGAAACACATCACCTTTTTTTATTTCACTACGACGCACATCCAGACGCACAGAGGAATAAAATTTTAATGCACGGCCACCAGGAGTATGCTCAGGATTTCCGTACATTACTCCTACTTTTTCACGGAGCTGGTTAATCATAATGACCAAACAATTCATTTTTGATGCGTGTTTGGCAATTACAGGGAGCATTTGTGAGTTCAGCCTAGCTTGCAGGCCAACATGATTATCTTCAGCCGAGCCATCTATAATTTTTTTGGGAACAAATGATGGCAAAGAATCTCCAATAATTAATCCAACTTGCCCAGACAATATTAAAGTAGTCATCAGATCATATGCCTGTTCTCCACATTCAGGCTGTGAAATTAACATACCTGTTTCTTCACTAATGTCTACTCCTAGGCTTTGAGCATGAAATGGATCAAGAGCATTTTCAGCATCAATAAAGACAGCTTTTTTTCCATAGAAAACATGAGACTTTAAACGTGCATGTTTTTGAAATTCGGCTACAACTTTAAGAGCAAGTGTTGTTTTACCAGATGATTCGGGTCCATAAATTTCCACCAACCTATTATATGGCAGTCCGCCAATACCTAGAGCAAAGTCTAAGCTTGGAATACCTGTACTAACAGGTTGAATCTTTACTGTCTGCTCACCTTCAAAAGCATAGATTGATCCTTCGCCCATTCGAGTATTAATCATTTTCATTATATCTTTATTAGACATTTGTTCTTTTGATATTTCAATATCATTATTTTTCTTAGTCTTTGTTTTTGCCATTTATGTCACTCCACCCATTGTATGTCTCAATAAATGATTGCGATTCGTCCTGAAGTTGTTTTATTTGTCTCAAGACATTTAACTTATCATCATTGATTTCATTTTCAGGAAGATCTTTAATCTCTTTTGTAATTTGTGCTCCACGATTATTTAAAGCTTTTGATAAGCATTGCGTAAAGACTATAAGCATTTGATCTGGAATTTCTTTTTCTGTTTTGAGTAGTTTTAAGCATTCTTCAAGAGTGTCTTTAAACATCTTAATTTTTGCTGTATTTTGAGGCATTCCTCGGTTTATGTAATAGTCATAAATACCAATCATAAACCTTGATAATGAATCAGCAGGGCTAGGTTTTCTTCGACTCATACAATATACCACCATTCTGTATCCATAAAATCAGCAAAGGGGAAATCCCCCTTTGCCTTATTGTTGTGGAAAGTTTCCAGGAAAACCTCCATTTGGTGCTCCAACTCCCGCCGGCGCTCCAAATCCTCCTGGCGGGTTTGGTGGAAATCCGTTTTGTGGAGTTCCATTTTGTGGCGGAGCTGGTGTGAATCCTTGCGGCTGCCCCTGAGGTTGCCCTTGAGGCGGTTGTGGTGGGAAACCACCTTGCGGCTGTCCTTGAGGTGGTTGTTGATATCCACCATTATTAAACTGGCCAGTAGGCTGCTGATGCCCTCCGCCTTGGCTTTGTTGTTGATTAGATCCACCATCAAGACCCACTATCTTTGATACTTTGATCGTTGGGTAATAACTGTAGCTGCCATCCTTTTTTGTTTGCCGTAATTCGGGAACACCTTCAATAAACACTTTACGACCTTTTCCGCAGTGGTTTACCAAATAGTTATGTTTACTGTCTTGTCCTTCATTTCCCCAAACTTCAATAAACCAAAAATCAGTTTTATCGCTAGTGTGATTTACTGCAATTGAAGAAGAAGCAACTTTAGAATTGTTGATTACTTTTGACTCTGGATCTTTCGTAATACGTCCAATAAGCTGAATTTTCACGTGATTATCGTATCCTGAATTATTATAACCATTTTGATTGCCTTGGTTGTTATTTGGTTGAAATCCACCTTGAGGTTGTTGTTGAAATCCACCTTGATTTGCGTATGGGTTATTCATAGCCATATTTGTTTCCTCCTAGTTTTGTAAATGTGCTTTCTTTCAAAGTGCCCCGGATGGGGCGGGCCTTTAAGCATAATCTAACAGATAAAAAATAGCTTTTTCTGCTCTTTGAATCTCTTTCACTTTTAAAATATGAATATTTTCATTACCTGAAAGGTGAACTTGAAGGCACTCGCCTTCTTTTATTTCTCGATTGGTAGGATACAAAAAGTCATGCTCACTTCCGTCTGGGAAGACTAAAACATTTCTCATTGATCTCCACACTCGTCATTTGGAATACATTTCAAAGAATATGCGAACACTGAAACATCTTTCTTTACTTCGCCTTTGATCGACCTTGAAACGATATTAACAAACCCTTCAAAAAACACATAATTGCCTTGTACAACAAGATCTTTGAACTCTGTCATAAAAGCTTCAGATACAAGAACATTCAGTGTTCCAATTGAATCATCTATCGTTACAATATAAGTTGAATTCTCTTTATTGAATGGAGGTGTAATATTAATTATTTTCCCACCAACAGTGACATGCTCTTCATGAGCTGCATTTAACCGCACTTCTTCTGATAAGTGAGTAGTGTGTTTCTTGATGTCAGCCAGTTCCATTTCCTTTGCTTCCCTTCATCTTCAAATAATCATTATGCAGTTCTTTTACAAGATCGTTAACTTCACCAGAATGTATAATGCCTTTTGTGATTAATATTTTAAGCAAAGCATTGACCAGAAGATATGAAGTTTTGACTTCATTTTCGATACTTAAACTGACGTTTGAAGTATCAGGTGGTGTTTGGCTGTTGGTATGAGGTTTCTCTCCCCCGACAATAAATTCTGAGAAATCAAAGCGATCGTCACTTCCTTCAGCAATGGCCACTAGACTCATCTCCTATTCGTTTAATATCTTGGCTTGTACAGTTTTAACTCCCATAGCAAGTGTCGCCTTTGGCACATAGTAATCAATATCATGCCCTTTAATAGCTGAGCCAGTATCATCAGCTCTTCGCTTTTCTGTGGAGCCGTCAGGCCACTTAATAAGCACCCACGTACCTAATGGAATCACATTGGGATCAACAGCAATTGTGACGCCGGCTTGGGTAGGTCTTCCACTTGCTGTAATACCATACCCAGGATCTCCAGGATTCTTGCCAGTAGATTGCTCGTTATTATCATAATAAGTCAATCTAAATTCTGACCAACCCGAGTTTGTTCCCTTACTTTTGGTTACGGGGTGCTTTTTTGCTTTTTTTCAAGATCTTTAACCTTTTCTTTCTGATGATCGACTTGCTTACGGAGTTTAGTAGTCTCCTCATTCAGTTTCTCGATTTCCATTTTAGATTGCTCTAATAGTCCTGATGACTTCTTCGCTTCATCTTTCAAGACAGTATTCTTGTCTCTTAATTTGATGATAGTGCCACGAAGTTCTCCATTTTCTACAAGCACGTCTTTGTACTTTGCGTTCAACTTAATGTGAGACTCTTTATAGTCCTCTGAAAGTGAATTAAAATGAAGAGCTAGAGCAATGGAAGAAACAGTTGCAATACCTAGCCCAATGCTAGTAATCTTTCTGGTTTTCTTCTTCATGCTTTTACTCCTTTGTAGTATCCCCTGTATCACTTTCTCCCCAAGTTTATCATGAATCTAAGTGACTTTGCAATGCATTACATTTAATAATGTCCTTTTCTTATTTTCTTAGATGACAAGAATGAGCCTCTCACTTGATCTAGTAATAGCTGTATATAGCCATCTATGATGCATTTCAGGGTCTAAAACTTCACTAATGACCACAACCTTTTCCCACTGTGATCCTTGTGATTTGTGGCAAGTAATTGCATATCCAAAGTCAAATTGACTATAAATATTGTACTCGTGAGGAAGCAAATTATATTTTTTGCCCTCAAAATGGTCATTAACTAAGAACAACTTATCAAAAGTCTCTTCTGTGAAGTCCGGCTGAAAATCAATTGACATTGCACTACGTTTGATTTCTTCATCATTAGGGATATCATATGAAATACATTTCACATAACCTGTCATTCCATTGACCAAATTAATATCTCTAATATTCTTGCTCCAGTTATTTCTCGTACAAATAAGCTTATCTCCCACTTGGGGGAGCTTATTTGTATGGCCAATATATTTGCGAATGTCTTTATTCAGAGATGTTCTGGTTTTATTATATCCACATATAATTTGATCAGCAGAAGTATAGCAGTTTTGTTTAATTGTCTCCCATTGGGTTCGACTAATAACTAGAGCTTCTTTATTTTCGCCATACCATCCATATGAAATTGGCTTTTTCGTTCTAGCCAACATTGAAAGATGAATAATTGGATTCCCTTCTGCCTGTCTATGGATCTCGGTTAAAACAAAGTCTGGGTTATTGAACATCTCAAGAAATTCTTCATTTCCATTATTAGATACCGGCGGCAGCTGTCCTTGATCCCCGATAAAAAGAATCTTTTTATCAAAAGACTTTAGGTCCCGCATGATATTTCCATCAACCATTGAAGCTTCATCAACCACAATTAATTTGATATCTTTTAACTCATCTGGATCTTTTAGAACAAACTGCATTTTTCCTTTTGAATCAAAGTCTAACTTGTAAATTAACCTGTGAAGCGTTACAGCTTTATACTTCCCTTTTGCTTTCTGAGTCAAAACAAGCGCTGCTTTCCCTGTGTAGCATGCAAATGCAACACTAGATTTCTTTATTCCCAATGTATTGATTACATAGTCAACTAAGGTTGACTTACCTGTACCGGCATACCCAGCCAAAAAATAAGTCTGTTTCTTTCCTGACTTGTACCAGTCTTGAATAGACTTAACCGCGTCCATTTGCACCGGTGTTAAGTCTATTCTTTTTGCAGCAATAGTCGCCATTTTATCCTCCTATCAACAATCTGATCCCTTGCTTGTTTTATTCAATAATATAAAAGTCTCCATAGAGCAACTCATCCATAGTGATAGCTTCAATAAGGCCAATAGATGATAAGAGATTGGGTAAAAAGGCTTCACTCTTTTCAAATTGATTTGTATTGAATGGATGTTCTGATCCTTGATAAACCACTTTTACCTTTTTCCCTGCCTTGTATGCCTCTAAAAAATCATTGAGAGATACTTTCTTCTGTGTTTCTTGAAGTTTAACTCTAGTCTTGAATAGTAGGTCATGTGATACTGATAATGGCTCCCCACTACGTTTATTAATAAGATGTCCATCTTTGACTTTTAAAGTCATTCCATAATAATTATTGTCAGTTACTACGTTAAATTCTTTCCCCTCATAGTCTTTTTCGAATAGATTGATTACTGGAATAAGTTCTTTATTGTTAGTCATTTTATTTATGTCTCCCTTATTAATAAATTGAAATCACTATAACGCCCCGGATGGGGCTTACATGTAAAAGTTAATCGTATTGACGAACACGTTTCATAAGCTCTAGCTCAGAGTAATATTTACCTTGCTGAAAATAAAGTTCTTTCAATTCCTTCTGAGCAACAGCTGCATTATCTTCTTTACTTTTAATTTTATTGCTGACTTCTTCAAGCTTTCTTTCTAGCCACTCAATCTGGCTAAGAGCTGCCTTTTCTTTCTTATTCTTTTTCACTTGGTTCATTCTGAAAAGATCCCCTCAAGCTTTGCGTTCTATGTTTTTATGACAAGAAAGTTGTTGGTCTTCTATTATTCCTCCTCCAATGCTTTCCTTGCTGTTTGCCCCTCGTCAAATTCAATAGGAGAAACTTTCTCATCTTTGAACTCCGGGTAATAGTTTGATTTATCCGCATAAAACTCAAGCGCATTTTTGTACTGTTCATCCTTTTTTCTTAACTGCCTGTTTTCTTGTTTCAATCGTTGGACCTCATCGAATAGACCACGATTGATTTCCTCTTGTGTCATTTTTCCCATTATTCCACTCCCTCCTTGTAATCATCATGGGTAGGCAAAAACAGTTTGATTTCAAAAATAGCCGGTTCTGATGGTTTATACGATTTTCGTTCTTCCATCAATTGCTTTAGTTCGAAAACAAATCCCAATGACCTTGCTTCCTCTATTTTTCTCATAGCATCATCAAAATAATGCGTGAATACTGTTTTCACAAATCGTTTTTTCATTTCGCTGCCTCCACTTCGCATTTGGCACCTTTGAAAACAGGTTCGTAATGTTCGTTTGTATAATGTCCTCTCAATTCCCGGCCGACTTCAAGTTTGACCTTGCCGACATTATCAAACTTCTTTTCTAAATGGTTTTTGACTATTTGTTTCACCTCTTCAGGTGATAAAATCACTTGCATTTTCATTGATCTGTCGCCTCCTTATTGATCCGATTACTCCTTCTATCCGCAAACATCATTACTTGATATTCCCGCAACTGCTTTTCAACAGTTTCCACAGGAACTAAAGGAAAAGCAGTCTTTTCCCACAAAATAAAGTCGCACTGCTTATCATTTGCATCAGGAAAATACTTTCTCACTAAGTCAATCCACGTCATTCCGCCGCCTCCAATGATCAGGATTTCATTTTGTCTTTATCCCATAAACGTATACACATACCACACTAAATTTTAATGACCTTTTCTCCTTATCTCTCTCGCTGTTTTGGCAAGGCTACATTACTTGTATTCAAAAATAAATCCCTCTTCTTCTTTTGGAATTTGTGAGCATTCGTTTGTTTTCGGTTTAGAATTGACATATATGAACTCTTTATCCTCGCTTAAGATTTCATATTCCTTACCCTTTTTAAAAATGGGGTTACTATGTTCATTCTCAAAGAAAACATCTCTTTTAAAGACAACTAAATCCATTCTTTTCACCCTTTCATTTTCGCTTTATTATTTAACAGCTAACAGCGCCATCACTTTCCGATTTACGTCAGCTTTTTTATTCATTATCCCGCCGCTCCCTTATGCGTATCCTTTTGTATGTCTGTGCTTTTTCCATTCACCTTCAGGCCCGACATATCGGTAAATATAACCGTTTAAAGCGAGTTCAATCCATACATCAATGATAATTGTTTTACCGTAAATTTTGGTTATCTGCTCTGCAATATCTCCCAAGGTCAGAAACGGCATTCCCTCATGATATTTAACCTCTAAATTATCTGGAGGATCCATTTTGTTTGCTCATTCCCCCACCTTTAATAGTTCAGGATTTCGGTATACGTCGCCGATGACTTCCATCGAATAAAATTCATTGCTTTTGTATAATTCTTGAAGAGTTCCTTTGTGATCGGTTTGTATGCCGCGTTTGATACGAAGAACTCCATTATTTTTTTCAAGCCAGTAGTTGCGATAGATCTCTTTCATTTTAAAACCACTACCTTCAAAAACAATATGCATGAATCGTATATTTTCCCCCTCATCATAAAAGGAAAACTTAGCAACATCCCTCTCATAAATCTCCCAGCCATCTTTGTCTTTTTCTCCGGCTCCCCACATGAGTGCAGCGTCTTTGTCATCGTTTGATACAACACACCCGCCGCCAAATTCGTGCCATAAAAACCAACTTCCATCGTTTTTGATGGTTAGACTTATACCTTCATCATGCCAATAGTGCATCTGCTCTCCGTCCCATACTCTGTATGCTGTGTTCATTCCTGCACCTCTACATATAAAGCGACGTTTTGGTATTTCTCTTCGTGGATTACCCAATGACACACGTCGATAACTTTACAAATTGTTCGATCTCTATTGCCGCCGTCAATCCATAGCGTCTCACCGATTCGCGGAATTTTTTTTGTTAAAATTCCAGTTGTGAATGTTTCCTCATCCTTTGTCATGACCGAACAATATATAAAATCTGTGTTCATTTGTTCTCTTCCTCCCATCTGTCGATATAAGCGAATCCATCATGCGTTAACACACATCCGAAATACGGAAGCCTTTCCTCTCCTGTCAGCTCTCTAACCATCGGATCGTATTTTCCCATATCGTCCAAATCCCAAATGAAATGTAAGAAGAAAGATCGAAATTCAATATTTTCCCCGCAATTTTCGCATCTTCATAACTCCAAACCGTAGTTCCACCCGAACAGTCGTTCATAAAGTCAATATGTTTTTGCTCTAATCTCATTTTTGAACATCCCTTTTTAACTCTGTAATCGTTTTGCTTGATTGAACGATTGATTCTTCACCATATTCAACTGTATTTAGATGAATTTTCGTTTTATCATAATCTCCCTCATAAAGATGACCGATGAAAGCACAATTATCTACGCCTCTTCTAACCAACTCTTCTGCAATAACATCAAAAGCTTCTTGCAATGTGATTTCTTGTTTGAACCCTTTTTTCTTTTTGATCCTTACTGTTTTTGGTTTTCTCACTTCAGGTCCTCCAATAGCTCGGGATTTCGATAAATGTCTCCGTTTTTTGTATGTAAAACTTCTTCACTCCAGATTAATCGCTAAAGTTCTCCACCCATATCGTGTACATACCAATATAAAAAGGCTTTTGCAGTCTCACCGTATTTAGCCCCTGTGTTTAAGTATGTAACCATATAAGATGTTATCTCTTCTATTTTATCTTCTGGTAAACCACTCTCTTGTACAGCTTGCTTAATTGCTTCAGTTATAAATCCAGATTCCTGTTCCTTCACAGGATATCGCCTCCTAAACCTCTTATTTTCATCTCGTAACGCATAATCATGTAGACCCTTGCTGTTTCCCATAATGTCCGGTATTGTCGAAGTCGAAGTGATAGACTCTCTTCCTTTTTATTTTGCTTTATTGGTTTAATGCCCTTTAAAATTAGCTGATCAGCATTACATTTATCATAAATAGAACTTAGAAATGGACTATTACGATGCAGCATCGCCACAGTATTTAGAAGATGTCTATCGTCCATATTTTTAGGGTAAATAAGCTCCCCTTCTTGTGTAATCCAGAAATCATTTTTACGACGGTTTCTGGGGTTTAAATATTCAGGAAAGGGTAAAGGTTCAGAAACCCCAATAGTGCTCCGATATAAATATTCCCCAACTAATTCCATTGCGAACCTCCTATATAGTGTTCAACTCAAAATGTAATGCATTTCGTAACATCTGATCATTTATAAGAATACGTAATGCATTACAATAAATCAAGAGAAAAATAAAAAAAGCTTCTAGTTCCTCAAAAATCCTTGAGATTTTAACTAAAAGCTTTTAATGATTAAATTTCTTTTATGTCAATAATGTCCTCAGGAAAAGCAATAACTTCTTGCTCCTTATTATTGATGAATGCTTTTATTTTATCTTTGTGTATCCTTCCTTGATATACGATACCATTTGAACTGAAGCGGCCGGCAAAAAAATCTGCTATATCTTTAGATAGAGTCCAAGAAAAAGCTTCGTTAACAGGAGTTGACTCAGGTGTTGCCCCTCTGTAGATAACATAGTAGCCATCTTTAGGCTTCTGTGGTGCGTTAGAAATGTCATAAGATTCATCTTTGGAACCATCGATAACCTCTCTAACTAGAGCAGCGTCATAACCGCTCTCGCTTTTCACATAGATCTCCAAAAAAGTGTTAGCTCTTTCTTCCTCTGGAATCATTGAACTTATCTTTTTATAAACATGGAAGAGAACCTTTTTATCTGTGTACCTTAAGACATCCTCCCACTTTTCAGATTCGTAAGCAGCTTGTACGAATGACAGCCGTACCTTAAAGCGATCCGCCTCAGAAAAGTCTCCCAATTTAGTTTCTAGAAAGGTTGTATCCAAGCTCATAAAAGGTTGATAGAACAAACCATCCCAATAGCAATAGCGATTAATAAGCCCTTCAGGATCATAAAATAAATGTTTTGGGCTTATTTCTAGAATCTCACAGATTGATACATACTTCGATTCCGTCTCTGCCTCCTCAATAGGGATTAATTTATTCTCATCAAGAGCAAAGTGTTCACCTTTAAAAATCTCAGAAATGTTCATTACACCCTTCCTTTCTGGATAAAGCTCCTTATATATAAATACTCTCCTGGTATTCGATTTATTAAAACTTAATGGTCAATTGATCGTCAAAATATCCGTGTCCGTTGTTCCCCTTCTTTACCGATACTTCTTGAATCAGTATGAATATTATAAACTAATCCAGGTGTAGTACGGGCTATATTGTTATTCATAATCGGAATAATGTTTCTACCTCTCATAGACAATCGTCTCCTATATAATGCGTTAGAGTTTTACCATTCCAATGCCTTAAGTTGTTTAAAAGATAAAGATAAAATATGGCCAGTTCGTTCATTCCTTATAACATAGGATTCTTCTGCTGATTCAATGAGTCTATCTTGGCCAATATTGTTTGGTGACTTCTTGATTTTTAACACTATTATCTTATCTCCTTGTCTAATCGCTCCTTTTGTGTGCATGTCTGCAACAGGATTTTTAGCTATAAAACAATAACCTTGTTTCATGTATTACCCTCCAAATTTTATAGTCAACAAGTCATTGAGTTGATCTCTCGTTTTCCTAAAAAGTTTAATTTCCTCTCCTGTAGCTTCACGTTGAATTGAATCTGCGACCCAATCGGTCAAATACAGTTCTTGTACTTCCTCATTGTTGATCCGTAGTGTTTGTGTTCTAACTATTGAATCGGTCATATATGGGCTATTTGGTATCACCTTAATAATGTGCTTTTCTATGCCTCTATCTTTATTGGTGTATTCATGTGCATAATATTGTCCTACTTCGATTCTCATTGTTTATCATCTCCTTTCTCACTCTCTCCATTCTTTTATGTTATTGCAACCTCCCCTAGAAGGGAAACGCTCTGGGCTTAATGCCTGTTTATAGTCGCCCAGACGACTAATGAAACATCAAAAAGGAGTATCAAGTCCTTTAATACTCCTTTCGTATAGAGAGTGTTTATAGAGTGTTCCAGTTAAATTTCTTCAAGACATCCTTAATCGGAAATTCCTTTTTCTTGTTTCCGGTTCGTATAATCTCAATTGAATGATTCCTGATATGAAAATCTCCCTTATATGTAAAAGAAGTTGATGGCAATTTCATGTAACGTTTAACATCCACACCTAATTGTAAGTCTCTATTAATAGAGGCACTATGAAACAAATCAAAAGACTCTTGTACGGTTAGATTTTCATAAGACCTACTGGTGTCTAGTTGCAGATTGATGTTGGGATTGGTTTCGTCCCAATCAGGATGCAGCTCACTTTCACTAATATCTATTTCGAAAACATAATAATATGGGGATTCTTTATCTTCCACGATAGTTGTGAGGTTGCCAAAATAAGCAGCAACTGAAAACATATTTGATACATATGTATAACCATCTGTCGTTTTCATTTCCTCTATCAGATGATGAACTCTGTCAATTTCGTGCTTAATCGTTTTGTCTTCAAGTATTTTTTTGGCCCTGTGTTCTGATGTTCCATGATAGACTATCATTGTTCGTCTCCTTTTACTCGCTTGGTACTTCCTGAAGATCTTTTTTTAATTCAATGGCTGATGAATTAAGAGATTGCAAAGATGATGTTATATCGTCCCGAGCGCTTGATTTTGATTTATCAAATGCCTCTGGTAACTTATCATATATGTTTTGAAAGTCAGAAACCATCGAATCATAATCATTACAAACTTCCGTAAATCGATCAGAAGGACACGTCAAAGTTTCACTTGTTTTAATAATAGCGAAAATTGTAATAACAGTATCCTGCTTTGTTTTTTCGATCTCTTCACTACTACCTTTGGGATCATCTAAAATAACTAAGCCATCCAGGGCAGTTCCCATACTTTCAGTTAGTTGTTTGATACTTTCTCTGTAAACCTTTTCTTCTTTGTTTAAAGCCTGTTGTGTGTTTTCTTCTGTGCTTTCAATTTCTTGATCATCTGACGATTGACTGTCTTTACTTGTTTGGCTACATGCTGCTAAAGTGAGTAGACATGTTAATAGAATAAGGCAACTAAAGTGATGTCTTTTCAAGTTTGTTCTCCTCTTCCAGTTTGTTATTTGACTGGAAACAGATAGCTAACATATATATCAATATCGCCGTCTTTATATACAGCAATCTTTTCATTATCCTGTTCAATCTTTTGGATAAGATCTTTAGCATCTTTGTTCTTCCTTGGTGTGTTTGCTGCTACAATCCAAGTCCAGTCATTCCATTTATCGACACAATCTCTGATCTTTTTAGGGATTTCATGGCCGGTCGTATACACTCTGATCATCTGTTATTCACCATCCTTCAATGTGTGATATGAAAGAGCAATACGGTTCTAACTTTTAAGTTTAGCCAAGTTGCTATAAACTTCCTCAATCTCATTATCATACAACTGAAGTTCTTTAGTCACTTTGCCTTCGACTTCAACTTTAAAGTCAATTTTGATCTCGTTATTTTCATCAGGGGTATTTATCCTGTAGTATATGGATGCACCATCATCATGGTTGAACTTAATCCACCTATTCTCGTTCATGACTGCCGTCTCCTTCCTCTTTTAATGCGTGTTCAATTTGATCAGCACTAAAAATCCTGAAGCTATGATCGGCTTCACCTCTAGATAACTTTCCATTGTTTAATACTCTTCTACACCAATATAAATCTGAATTTTTATGTCTGTTTTCTATTTCCCATGTTCCGATATTAACTTTAGGCAGCCCCTTATATATTGAAAACTGTTGGCCAACACTATAAGTAGCTGTTGTCTTTTGCACATTCAATGTTGTATACCCAATAGATCGATAATATTCTTTTGAAGCCAAATGACACGACCTCCGTATGTAGCTATATTCCCTGGATTCATATCTGACTTAAAATTAAATGATATCCTTAATCTCATCAGCAGATAAGAAAATAAATCCTTCATCTCCTCTTTTGAGTATCGATCCGTCTAGCATTTTTGCAAATATTGGTTTCATTTACTTTGCTCCTTCTTTTTAAAATAACCTGCTTTCAGCAATAAAGCGAATTCATTCTCGATAATCGATCTATATTTTTGGTCGGTTCTCTTTATATACAGCAAAACAATACTTCTCAAAAAAACAGGAAGTGAACTATATAAATCAATTAATTTTTCAAGGTTATTAAGAAAATGAAAAGTCTTATCTATATCCCCTTCATAGAACCTGTATTCGCTTGGAATCTCACAAAACCAAATGTGTTGGGCTTTAAAATAAATATTGATTTCATCAATGTTATATTTGTTGTCCCAATTATACAAAAAGCCAAGCTGTTCAATTTTTTTCTTCAGCCTTTCTCTCTTCCAGTTAAACACGGATTTTGAGTTTGCACGCTCTTTACTATACTTGTGGTAGCAAACTTTGGCTCTTATTGTCTTCATTCCAATCATTTTGGCTACGGTAATTCTATGGTTCCCGCCACTTATTACAAAATAGGAATCCAAATTGTCCAAATACCCTAACTCGATTGGGTCTGGGTCTGTTGTTTCATTTGTTTGAAATGACTGGACATATTGCTGCAATCCGTCTTTTTCTATACTGTCTAATAAAAGGTCTATTTTTTCATTCATGATGAGAAAGTTTCCGAGCCATGAATGAGTGGCATCTATGCGAGGTCCACCCTTTACTTTGTCTAATGACACTACCACTTGTTCACTTTCAAGTCCATCGTAAAGTGACAAATCAGGCAATGACAGAGGATATGTATGTTCCATTAAATTGACTTGTTCTTGTTTAACACCTGAATTCAATATTCGTTGGATTCTTTCAGACAAATTAGAACTTCCTTTTGTGGTCCAATAGTTAAATGTAAATAACAGAACTTAATCTAAATAATCCTTCATATTGTTATTTCTGCTTTTCAATTTTTTGATGCCTTCTTGTAAAACATTATTTAGATTGATTGCCTCATCTTCAGAAATTAGACTCGAGTTTTCTAAAAGTTTGTTTGTATCCATAATCATATGACCCATCATTTCTATACACTCTTCATTGAACTGCAAAAGTTCGTGCCATTCTTCTTTTGAGATGTCTCCACCTACATATTTGGACATTAGCTCTTGCAGCTTGTGAAGATGAGTATGAAAAATTAATTCTTTTACCGACGATTCATTCTTCATTGTCTATCACCCTTCAACTCTTTCTGTAGATGTGAAATCCGGAAACATAAGTCGCTGTGATGTCATGAGCTCATTTGCTTTTTTCCTGAATTCTTCAGACCTATATTTCCAGTTAAAGTTTAATATTCCTCCGTAAAATTTACTTAAGCCAATAAAACCACCAGTTTCAACTTCTGTCCTGAAGGGGTTTTCATCAAAATTTGCAAGATTCCCTGCTCTTTTCTGTTCAATAACTTCCCGTGTACTTTTTTCGATTGCATCAAAATTATATTTCTTTGCAATGCAATTAGCTTCCCACAATCTTGGGATAATTTCATCGAATGGATTAAAACTGACATCCATCAGCAGTGCAGTCATCAACAAGATCTTCTCTTGTTTGTCCATTGTTTTCTCTCCTTTTTAATTCCGTTTCACTTTATTTAGAACCTTCTATCTTCCCAATAGGCTCAACTCAAAGCAATAAATTATTCTTCATCTGATTGATCATTTTCATAGTACAATTTATAATTTTTTATGGTTTTTGTTTCAATGTCACCCGAAAAATTACCGTCATTATACTCTTGCTGTAAATACACTTCTTCATCATCCTTCAAGACGCTTTCTGCCTCCTCAATATCAGAGATCGCATCAGTCCCTATTCCGTCGTTTGTGGAAAATACGAGGCATCTATTCAAAAGCGTCCCATCATTAAGACTTATATCAGCTAAAACAAATCCATTTGGCCTTAGTTCGTCAATTTTTGAATTTCTGTCCCAAATCGCTTCTTGCAATACACTTCTAACAGCATTAGTTTTTGCTTCATGTAAAGCCTCTTCTAATTCAACGATCTCTTCTTTAAGATCCATTATTAGTGACCGCATTGTTATTCCTCCTTTTCTTTCTTTATTTCTTCAAGATCATGAAGAAATTCTTCTATCAATCTCTTTTCAGCTTCCAACATCAAGACTTTGTACTCCTCTTTTACTGTTAATTCTATTTCCTTGCGCTTTGTATAAAGTTTTTCAAGCATTACTTTTCGTCGTTGTAGTCGATTTTTGTAGTCCTGTAAAGCATCCTCCAAAGCGCTATATGGCTTCACCATTCGATCAACTCTCTTCTGTTAGTCCGATTTCTTGTTTACATTTTCCCCGCGATCTCATAAATTAAAGCCTTTAAATCCTGTTCATTGCTTGATTCTCTATCTATTAGATCAACAATATCAAATAGCTCTTTTCCCATTTCATCTGTAAGGCTTGCATTGTGTTTTTGATAAAATGCTGTTATTGCTTCTTTAATTTTTCCGTAATTCACTTTTTGAATTTGATCGATTGATTTTGCCATTTCTCTTCTCCTCTTTCCACCATTGTATTTATTAAAATGTTTTCTTAACTTCATCTGCACCATATTTAATCCATTTTTAAATATGGTGCAGATGAAGTTGTAAAATCATTAAACTCCTCGAGTAAGACTTTATAATAACCGATATTTTCACTATCTTTGCTTACTATGTATCCAATGTAATTTCCATCTATTAATTTAACTTTCTCTGCGAACTTAAACAAATCAATTCTCTCCCCTTATATCGGATTAATTGTAAATATTTTTAAGAAAAGCCGTAGAGAAACTCTACGGCTTGTTAAGCAGGCTGTAATGATTTTAAACGTTTCTTAGCAAGCTTTTCAAAAGCAATTTTGGAGAAATCTTGAGACCTGTTTGAAATCTTTTCAGATTGGCCAGTTAAAATGGTATTTGCAAGCAAACTCTTCTTATGAAGCATTTCAATTAAATGCTCTTCAAAGGAACCTGACATAACATAATAATACATCGTTATGTTATTAAATTTGTTCCCTGTGCGATCAATCCTGCCATTCCGCTGCTCGATTTCTGTAGCAGTATAAGGCAGATCGAAATGAATCATATAGTTTGCTACCTGAAGATTTAAACCGGTGCTCCCCGCCCTAGTGCTTATGAATATTTTAGTGTTTGGATCTTCTCTAAAACGCTGGACTGCATTTTCCTTCTCTCGATCAGAAATTTGTCCCGTATACAAGACAGCATGTGGCAGCTGATTATAAATCATCCGAGCCATGCGCTCATATTCGGTAAATATCACTATCTTAGAGGAAGGTTCGTCATTCATTATTTGCTTTGCAAAGTCCTTGAGTTGATCAAGTTTTGGAGATTTCTTTATATCCTTTTCTGAAAGGCCCAGTTCACTAATAATGCTTTTAGACATATTAGATGCTTCTTCATGCGATAAAAGCTCTGGTGTATCACATGTTTCAACCAAGAAAGTTTGAAGCCCCTGGATCACAGAATCATAGTATTCCCTAAGTTGCTCTGGCGAGAGTAATTGACCATTCACCACTTTAGAACCGCTTATCTTTCTGGATTCACCTTTCAAGTCTTCTATCTTGTTGAGTAAGCTTTCTTGAAGTTTTTCTTGAGCTTCAGTCATTTCTAAGAAAACATGAGAATGCGTCACAGCTGGCAGCTGTTGTTGAATTTCAGGCATTTCTTTTGTTCTTCTAATAAAATGCGGGGCTATCCTGTAATACAATTCACCTAAGTTTTGGGAACCTGTTATTCCATAGCGAGGATGGTACTTACAGAATCTTTCTCTAAAGATTTCCCAACTGCCTAAGATGTTAGGATCTACAAAGTTAAATAAACTCCATATCTCTTCCGCTTTAGATTGGACCGGTGTTGCTGTGGCAATAAAACGATAAGGGATATAATCCAATTCATAGCAAGCTGCGGCGTTTTGAGAAGGCTTAATGCCCAGGTATTTATCTGAAACCCCAGATTTTATTTTCTGAGCTTCGTCCAAAGCTACAACTTGAAAAGAAATTTTCTTTATTTCATCCATGTATTGCTTATTTCTTAAAGTTTCATAATTAACCACAAGATAGCGCACATCCCGCCTGGATGCAAAACCTTTGATTAACTTCTTACGTTTTGCCGGAGGGCCATACACTGCTATTGCTGGTTCTCCAGAGAATTTTTCAATTTCTTTCGCCCATTGTCGCTTCAGGGAGTTTAATGTGACAATTAATACTCTCTCTGCTTTCCCTCGATTTATAAGGATTTGAGCTGCACCTATAATCTGGCAGGTTTTACCCAAGCCTACTCCATCAAAAATAGCAGCACGGCCTCGGTCAGCTAAGAAGTGTGCACCAACTTTCTGATAAGGATAGGGCTTTAAATTCCATGATTTAAAATCATCATCATTTTCCCATGATAAATGTTTCTTAACGAGATCATCTTCAACTTCGCAGCCCTTTAATATCTCTTTTAACGGTTGATTCCATATAATCTGATTATTAAAATGGCGTAGTAAATCGCCAATAGATTCTTTTCCAAACATCCACTCTCCAGTTAACTGATTAAAGGAGCGGCCATCTATATATCGAATCTTTTCCAGGGTATGTTCAAATGTTTCTTGAGTATCAAGGATTCTTACATACAAATTACCGTATTGTTCACGGACCTGAATCATGAATATCACTCCTCTCTATTTATAGCAATCAGTTTCGAGCGATTATTCATTAATTATACTATATTTCTCGCACGTAAAACAATAAAGCTATCTTATTCTTGAATTTTTTCAAAATGAAGGATAATTTTTAGGGGCGTTATTAAGTAGGGATTTCATTTAAAATAAAGAACATCTACATCAATATTTGTCACGCAGCTTTTTTTCGTCTATAATGTCGTTAGAAAGCAACAGTTGAATATACTAATAAAGGGAATGTTGAGGTGGGAAAGGTGCCCCACACGCTACATCTTGATGTAGTTACCAGAGATCCTGGGTACGCCGACCAGGCAACATTCCGGCTAAAGAGAAGTTCCTGACAATGTTAGGAGCTTTTTTAACTGTTGTAGCAGTCGAGTTAGAAGTACGAAGTGACTCTCAAGGGGCTGACTCAAAGCAAATAAGGTTTTCCCTTTGAACTTTTGAAGGGTTCAAGAATAGAGCACGGCAATTGCCTCGAGGGTATTTTATTTTTTAATTAAGATGGCTGTCATTCTTAGACAGCCATCTTAATTATTTTATGTCCATGGTAAAGTGACATTACTTCCTGCTGTTATTGGAGGTTGCTCATGTGAAAGTGGAATTGTTGATTCTTCGTTTTCACTAATTTGCCTAGAATCTTTAAGACTAAATGCCGGCACAAATCCACTTTGTTTTCCAAATGGAGATCCTTGAAAATCATCAAACGAAATTTGATTTGATTCATGACTAGGTAATCCTTGTTCAATAGCTTTTTTAAACGCAACTTCCATAATTGCTTGCTCATAAATATAAGCAAGAGCTTTATATTCATTTGTAATTACTTGAATCCATTCCGGAGGTGCAGCTTCTACATCAACTGCAAATGAACCATTAGGATGAATCATAAATTGTCCATTGTTACTTGCGATTTTTGCATTCAGGATTGGCGGTTGATTTGTGTTTTGATGAACACGATAAAAGCGTGCCTTCCCTGGTGCGAAGCTTGCATTAGACTCTGTAAACATATCAACGGTTCGATCCCACCGATCCTCACTACCAATGATGTAATAATTTCCGCTATTATCATTAGAAAGCACCACATTAAAAGGAATGCTCAACATATAAAATGGTGACTCTTCATCAATTACGGTAAGTACAACAAGTACAGAGTTAGCTTGAGACGTAACAGTCAATCGAACGTTATTATTATGCTCATAAATAGCTCTTCTGCGACCACCTTTCATCACTTCAACATTTTGGTTTTCTAGAAAGTAATGATTTGCTGTCAAGATTAAGTTATGAATTTTAGAAAACTTATAAATTGAAAGAGTTGAAAAAGTTTGAGCCCCATCATATAGACGCTGGCCATTATTCTGCGCTGTTGGAAAATACTTAATAGACCAGCAAGAAGTAAATGAGTCGCCCATATCTGTTACTACTACAGGGTATTTTTTCTTCCCGCTTCTGGTTACAGGATCTTGAACATCCACACGGATTGATGATGAAACGATTTGTTTAATATTGTTTAAAATTGATGACATTGTATATGTCCCCTTTCTTGGTTATCTTTTTTCTTTTGTTTTGAAATACCTTTCTAACATCTCTCTTAAAGCTAATACGACAAGGAGTAAAGGAATAAAATAAAGTTGTCCTGATAAACAAAAGATAATAAACATAAATGCACAAATGTTATAAGTCATGAAAGAACAACTGCTTGTTTAAGGATTAACCTTTCTACGACATGATTTTCATCTTCAAGCATGATTACTTGAGACATTTTAAACAAAGCTTTATCTGTCTTGTCTTCTTTAATATCAGTAACAATTTCTTTGTTTAAAGCATCAATTGCATTCAATAAGTAAATATGTTGAAGTTCTATTTTTATCCCTTCTAACACACTACGAACCTCTTCTCTTGATGTAGCTGATTTTATTTGGTTAACGGTTTTCATATTAATTCCCTCCTGGATTTTCTTTAACAATGCAATTTGTCATCTAAATGCCCCGGATGGGGCTGGAACATTTCATATTTATATAAAAAATAAATCATATTTAAATACGAAATATGATTTATTAAATATTTAATATTTCATTCTTTTTTATGAAATACGAAATATTGAATATAAAAAAATAAAAAAGGCACCATTTGGTGCCCCCTACCCAAAATCAAAGGAGTGGATTGCTAATCAGACAACCCGGACTGCTACAGAATACGGGTTCTATAGCAGATATGCGTCTGATCATGGTCCATCTGTGATGCATCATAATGCAAATATTGCACAGATACTAAATACAGTGACCACAATTGCAGCAATCATTCCTACAGTATCTCTCCACGTTCGCTTCATATCGTTATACCTTCCTTTATTAGTGAGTCACTACTTGCAGTTGTGATAAGACATCTACTTGTAATGCTTCATCATCTTCTATATAAAGTGTAAATGTCTCCTGAAGATCTTCAGGATTATCTCTTGAATTCAAAATCACATCTTTTATATGATGCAATTGATCTTGAAGCTTAGCCACAATAGCATATGAGTCATCAATTTGCTTTTTAATAGCGAGATCAACTACTTTCATAGTCACTGTCCTTTCTTTTGTGCAACTGGAATCAAAAGAATATCACCTGGTTGAATTAACATTGGATTGGTGATTTGATTTTTCTCCATAGCTAGCTCGACAAAATCACGGGAATCCCATCCCCAAGGTGTATAATCATTCTTTTGCTGCACAATTTCCATTAACGAGTCATCTTTCTGCACTTCATATTCAACATATTGAATTTCATAATTGCGAATATTCAATGCCCAAAACAATAAAGCAGCTACTACAGCTGCTATCACCAATACAGTTATTAGATTCTCCCAGTGTATCCTTTTCCACAGCGCTTTTTTCTTTAATGCAATAACTATTTCAGTCATCTTAATCCCACCTTTTCTAAACTAATGCAACTTCATATAACTTCTTTTTGCCTTTTAATAAGTATTCAGCTGATGTGTGTACAGCCACTAAGCGATGCGGCTGATCTGAATTCAATTGATTTTGCAAATGGACTTTGTACCCTATTACTTGAGTTTTGTTAGTGAGTATTTCATAAATCTGTTTCCATAAATCTAAGTGTTTAGGTTGCTGATTCTTTTGTGTTAGCCAATCCCTATCCTTCCACTGATACATATTTCTATTGATTCCTGAGCTTATATTGGATACAGACGTATAGATATGAACAATTACCGGCTTGTTTTTCTTTAGTGCTTGCAAACCATGCAAGATTGCTTGTAATGTCATTCGTGTTGGCGTCGTCTCCTTTCCAAATCCACCAAGTGTTTTAGTGTAATGTTTTCCTCCAATGCAGCAATGTAAATATGCACACCACCCCCCATCTCCTTCTTTATCTGTTGTGCCTGAAACCCATAAGTTAACTTTCAATTTATCGAATTGTGCTTTTGACATAATAAAACCCTCCTAATAAGAATATTTGTTCGATTTATGTAGATCACTGATGATGTGTAGACCACATGTGATCGAGAAAATGTGGAATAACGGTGATATGTGAATCACCTGTGAAAGACAAAGTGTTAATCACCAGTGATATATAGAGCACTAATGATGCACTGATAGTTAATCACTTAATTATGATGAGGAACTTTAGTTAAGGAGATGTGAGCAACCAGTGACCTGTAGATCATTAATGAAACACCAGTGATTCACTATATATGTACAAGTGATGCATCACCGGTGTGGCAATATAGAGATATATTGATACAAACTGATCTCTTTGTTCTTGAAATATAAAATTGTTGAAAGTATCATTGATTTATAGCAAATCACAAATGAGACACCGGTGATTCATCAACCACATGTGAATGAGAAATGAGGTGATATAAACATGCCGGAAGAAAAATTTTGGAAGATAACAGATTTCGCCCAGAAAATATCTAAAGACATGCAGCTTAAGCTGAATGATTCCAAAGGAGTTCATTACAACACGGTTGATAAATGGTTTAAAAAACTCGAAAGTTCAGGAATTCACTATGTGAATAGAGTTGCCGGAGAAAAAGTATATGATGAGCTAGACTTGAAAATAGGGCACATCATATTTGAAAGACGACGTGCTAATTGGAGTTTAGATGCTATATTTGAAGCTCTTCCTCAAGTTGTTGAATTACGTCCAATGAATCACGAGGAGACAAGTGATTCATCACAAGTGATGGATGAGACACAAATGATGGAGAAATTCAGAAGAGAATTCGGAGCTGAATTTATTAAGCTGAGAGAAAACATTCTGGAAGAGGCGAGAACATTTATTGAAAATGAAACCCAAAAAATTAAAAATCAATTGCCACCTCCAGAAAACAAAGAAGAGAAGAAAAGGGCAAAGAGAGATGATTTTGTCACTAATATGAGGCTGAGTATGCAACTTGATAAAGAAGCTGCTGAGGCTTGGAGTAAGCAGCCAGAATCAGTCAGAATGAAAAAAGTAGGCTGGTTCAGAAAAGAAGAAGATTTAGTTGCCAGAGAACAGTTTATTCGTGACTACAAAATATCTAATATGTCTCGTATTGCAAAAGAGGCTTACGAAGACGACAACAACTCGTGATTCGTACATAAGTCAAAAAAGCTCGCAGAAATGTGGGCTTTTTTGATGCTTAAAAACAGGTCTATTTAAAACCCCCGGATGGGGGTTCATTAACGAGCAATTTTGTGTTTCAAATTAATGCTTCGAAAATCAGCACATTTTGTGCGTCAAAATTGGCCATTTTTATTGACCTAGGAGAGAAAGTTTTTTATGATTGATCTAACAACATGTATACGGAACAGAGGAAATGCCATATGCTATACCATCTAAGTGTTTTTAAGGTGGTGATAGCATCATGTCTGAAAGGGAAAAGGGGAATGAGAACATGAATGCTCCAGTTCTTGAATCATCCAAAGAACGAATTCAACGTCTACTTGCCACAGGAGCTGTTCGGGGATTTAGAAGTGATGATGACGGCAAAATTTTAATTAATCCTAACGATCCAAAAGAAAAAGAATGGATGGAAGATTAATTTGCCGCCAAAACCAGGAGAAATCTACGAAGCGTTTTTTCAATATGATGACGGGACCGGTGGAAAATACCGGCCCGTTCTTGTTGTGGAAACAGATAGCGGACTTTTTGTTGCCGTCGCTATAAAAGTCACTACATCTGAACCAAAAAAAGGTTATACACATCACATACATACAAGCAGAATTGAGATAAAAGATTGGAAAGCAGCAGGCTTAAGAGATCCATCTTGGGCTCAATGCAGTACATTCGAAGTATTCAAATTCGTGCAATTGAAAAAATACATAGGCAGACTTACTTCTGATGATTTTCAAAACATATATGAAGAATATCTGAAGTATACTTCTTAAAGAGTAGCCGAAGGCTGCTTTTAATTTTGCTTAGACAATAACATAACAACAAGGTGAGTAATTGGTTTTCTGGCAATGTTCATAAGCTTCCAGTTTAGTATATTCATTATGATGTTAAAGAACTTATTTACTTGGATATTCGTTGGACTGATTATTTGGAATAAGAAGATATTCATGGTATCTAGGATTAAAAGAGGCTACAAGCCTCTTTTTTTGCGAAAAAATGACATTTATGTTGAATGATGTATTTTTATGTGTTAATTTGAATAAGAAAGGAGGGTTGGAAGATAAATACTTTTGATTCTATCTAAAATTCGGATCATTTGCATCAAGACAAGTCACCCAGTTTAAAACAAACTTGAAAGGGTGTAAATATGAAAAAAATAGTTTTGTCATTGATCGCATCTGGTTTTTTGGTGTCTGGAATTCTTCCTTCGAGCTTAGAGAGCGCTAGAGCGGAGTCAAAGATTGATCAGCAAAATGTCGACTCTGATATCAAAGACGTTGTCTTTATTGAACAAAGCGATGGAAAGCTTGAATACACATACACCAAAGGGAATGAGAAATTTAAGAATGTTGAATACTTCAACGAGGACCAGACTGGTTTGAGAAGTCACATCTATAAGTTAGATAAGAATACTGGCGAATATCAAAAAATTGATGAGCTGGTAAGTCAGTTGTCTTTTGATAAAAAAGAAGTCTCTATTGAGTCGCTAGTGACGAAGGAGAAAGATGTAATGGTAATACAATCAAACCAGAACACTGCGTCACTCGACGAGCTTGAGTTTTCAATTCAAGCAAAGGATAAATGGACATACCACGGAACTGTTTACGGAGACAATAAGCCTAAAAAGTGGACCATCGGCGTTATCGGAATTTCAGTTGCAGGGATTACAAAATTGCCCGCAGTAGCAAAGATTGTTATCAATATAGCAAACATGACTTATCAATTGGCAACCGACGTATTTTATTATAAACAGGTGTTGTATAAAAAAGGGCCAAAATTAAGACCTTCATTTAAATATGTGACGACATTCTATTCTGATAAGGCAAGAAAGAAAGTCATCAAAAAGAACGTTGTCAGCTACGCCAACTCAGGCTATCGTTAAGAAAAAAGGGAACAGTGAGAGCTGTTCCCTTTTAGTATTTCTGGACAAGAATGTACAGAGAGTATAGGACTGCAAGGAGAAGAATTATCCAAAGGTACATGATACGTGAATGTCTGTTTTTGAAAATAAAATAGCATACGGTCAAAAACAAAAGGAGTATCCATGCGAGGTAAGGGAAAAATGTGCCCTGAAAGACGATAGCAATGACTCCAACAATTGACAGCAAAGCGAACAGGATATTCTCAAAAAGTTTCAAACAGCACCCTCCAACTTTGTTAATGTTTATTCGTATACTATATCATGATTTTCTGCATTGATGAATAAGATTAGGGTTTTCTTATTCATGTTTCGTATATCGCTCACTGTCCAATCTTATCAGCACCATTAGCTTCATCAGAGAAATAATGACCACTTGTGATGCATCATAATTTTGTAACATGTGATCACACTATTGGCAAAGTAGATCGAGTCGCTTTTAACCCATATAAATGATCCTTTCAAAATGATTAATCATGTGGGTCAAAAAAATATTGAACTTCCTTCATAACATCCTTGTAAAATTGCTCACGAGTTTTGTCAGCAACCTCAAGTGAATTGGTAATTAGTCTTTGAGCTCCAGATGGCAAGTAAGAAGTTTCAGGTCTTAGATCTTCAACAGTATCAACTAATGATGCGAAATATGAGATCAACAACCAATATGGCTCTCTAATTCCAAAGCATTCATGGCAGTAGGGGAGTGACACAGAAGTAATAGGAGAAATGAATATGCCTGCCATTACTTTTTTTCTGCATACACTACATAAAATGTCTACTTTCTCTATATGAGCTGTCATACATTACACATCCTTTTTTATGCTGAGTCTTAAAGTGAAAATATTCATCCAAATGTGATTGATCCTAGCAGTCATCAACAATGAGATAGATCCTCCTAATATTAAGAAATAAATAATGTAACGCCATTCATTACATATCCTATCGTCAATGGTTGATCTTTTTTTTAATAAAAAAACCCCAGCTGGGGCTGTGAACTGACCCGTTAAAATGAGACTTAGAAAAAACACCTATGCTGCCTGTCCCCTGTATTCCAGTGGGGACAGGTAGTTTAATTTTGCCTGAATTCGTACATGATTATATCGATACATGTATTGATTTACAATTTGTACTACTTTAGAATTGGATATAGATGCTCTACTTTGAGCGTTAAATCCTTCCGACTTTAGCGAGGAGTGAAAGGATTCAATGACGGCATTATCATGGCAGTTTCCTTTTCGAGACATGCTTGTGGTAATGCCTTTTTCTTTGGCCAAATTCTGATATGCATGTGAAGTATAGACAGATCCCTGGTCGCTATGAAGAAGTAACCCTACTGGTTTACGTAATTCTACAGCTTCCCTCAATGTGTCTAATACTAGGTTAATATCTTGGCTCGTACCTATTTTGTAAGCCACTATTTCGTTGTTATATAAGTCCATAATCGTTGATAAATATAACATAGTCGAGCCATAAGGTAAGTAGGTAATGTCGGTTACCCATTTTTCATTTAATCGGCTTGCTTTAAAATTACGATTGAGAGTGTTCGGCACAATAATATTACTCTCACCACAAATGTACTTTTGTCGCTTCTTCTTAACTTGACACTGAATCTCAAACTTTTGCATAATTTTTTGTACAGTTTTGCGGTTTACATTTATCCCATACTTTCTGTTTAAGATGGATTTAATTTTACGATGACCATAGTGATAGAAGTTTTTCTTACACAGCTTGATTACTAGCTCTTCTAATGAAGTTAGCTCAACTTTTTTATACTTCTTTTTCCAACGGTAATATGTTGACTTAGGTATGCCTAATACTCCAAGAATATCAATTATTTTAAAAGTGGCTGAGAGTTCTTCTACAACTTGGACAATGACTCGTGGCTCCAACTCCTTTCGATCTCCTGGTACTTTTTTATAATTGCCAATTGAGCCTCTAGCTGTTTATTCTTTAGTTTTAATTCTTCTAGCTCACTCATTTCCTCCGATTCTTTACCGTAGGAATATTGTTTTCCAACTTGTTGCGAAAATCGATAGGTTTGGCCTGTTTTGTACCATCGCATCCATGTTTTAATTTGAGTCTTATTTTTTATCCCCAGTTGTTCCATTATTTCTTTGTTTGTCATTCCAGCTTGTTTCATTTTAATTACTTCCCATTTTACTTCTTCTGCGTAATGTACTCTTGTGCCCATAGAAAAACACCCTCCTAAGAATCATATTGTATTAATACGATTCAGGGGGTGTTTTTTCCTTGTCTCATTTATTTGGGTCTCTCCAGCTGTTATTTCTGCGCTTTTAAGTTTGAGATAAGATCACCGAAATATTCAGGAAGGTTAATTCCATTGATAGCTGGATTAGGAACTTTCTCAAACCCATTCTTAATAGCAAAAGAATAAGCTTCTTCAGTCTGAACGCTCTCAATCATAATGGCTTCATAGCCATTCTTTTCAGCATAATCCTTCAAGTAGGAGAGAAGCTTAGTACCGTAGCCTTTTCTTTTGTTTTTAAATTCAATCCTGGCAATCACTAATTTCTTCTCAAAAGTATTGAGTCTCAACATCAACTCATTGTGGGCTCCTTCAATAAAAAGCCTATTCATACTTATGTATGATGAAACTTCTTCACCGGAATCCTCTTTAAATAGATCGATGATCTCTTTGAACTCCTCTATATCCACTTTTGTACTAGTCATGATATGTCCTCCAATCATAAATTGACTCACGAAAACGCCCCGGATGGGGCTACACTACTATGTAGTGTAATAATATCATATACAGTCAACATTGTTCTGGTCTGAATAAAATAAATACGAACAAAATATGTCTAATTTGTGACACTTTTGTCCGAAGGTAGAAATTCCCCAGGTTTTGGCGGTATATAAAGATAGTGAACTATTTACGTGAACGATGTGAAAGAAAACTCTTATTGTCAGACTACGTTCACAATATTGGAATTATTAGTTAGTGAAAAGAAAAGGATGATCAAATAGGAAGTCTACCTTGAACAAGAAAGAATTCACATCTTGAAGGCTCCGCAGTGAAACCTTCAATGAAAACAATCTGCTAACAAGATAGACACACCAATTGATATCACAAGGGGGTACAACGGCGGGCACGTATGTCCATTTTTATGGACCGCACACGCTAAGTCATAACCTTTTACAAAAAGGAAAGATCAAAACCTCTATACATTTGGGAATGCGGTTGGTCATGTATAGAAAACTTTCTTATTCCGCCGGCGAAACCACCCGGAGGGGGGGGCGCAGCAATCTTGCTGAGCAGAACACGACTAACCGCGGCCGAGAGAAGTAAGACAACCTCATTAGAAAAGGAATCCTCGACAGAAACGACACCCACGGAAGCCGGAGGCTTAGTACGCATTCTAAGTCAAACTGAATCCTATCTCTTAATAAACTCTTCACGTTCATATCCATTCTCCTTTTAATTAGATTTATATCAAGAAGAAGAGGGGATAAACCCCTCAATGGATTAGAATCGTTCAACGTTATTAAGAATTGCAGAAGCAGACTTTCCAGTAGAAGATAACTCAAAGTTTTCAAATTGGTACGCAAACTTCTCAGATCCAGTAAAGTAATACGCAGATTCTTCAACCAGGATGCCAATACGTTCTTTGCCTACATAAACAAACGGCAGGTAGTTTCCTGTCATTTCATCAACGTGATACCAAACAGCAGCTTGAGTTGCAGACTTGAACTTTAATGCAACTTTCTCAGCTGACATTTCGAAACTGCGGAAACGAATTTTAACTGGTGCTGGCTCAACTTTCTCTAAACGAACATGTTGAGTTGATTTACCAGATACTCGTGCAACAAGTTCAAGCATACCATCACGACATACAATCCAAGGGAATGATAAGCCAGAAGCTGGTGATGCAGCTTTCTCTGGACGATAGTCACGATACTTCTTAGCATACGCAATGTAAGCAATAGAAGCTTCATCAAACGGCAATGCTTTAACTTTTGCCTGTGCAGTTCTAACTGCCTTATCCATTAGACGATTGATTTCATGCTTCATACGACGATTATAAACTTCCGCTTCATGTTTACCTGTAAAGTTCATTAGCTCACGTTGCTCTTCAAAACGAGAACGAACATTCATAATTTCAACTTGCGCTTGTCCATACTCCTTAAAGATCGGAGTAATCATTTTAAGAACAGCTTCAACCATTCCATGATCATTCACGTTCGCAACAGGAGCAAAGCGATAAATCAAGTTGTTAGAATCAGAAGAAGGATTCAACTGATTAAAACGTGCCTTCACTTTCGCAGTAAACATAAACAACACATGAGAACGCAATTGCTGCATAAGAGAAGGGAACACAAGACCATCTTTAAGTTCAAGTGAATTAGCTGATCTTGCAGACTTATGCCACTCTAATGGAGCATAACGAGTAATCTCTTGTCCTTTTGGACTAACATATGTGTAAGTCGCAAAAGTCGGGAAGTAATCAACATCTTCAACAAATTTAAGATTGAAATACTGCCAGAAAGCACCACCATGTTTAGGGCGATCGATCTCCCATCCTTGAGCAAGACGAAGCTTATCAACCATCACGTCCATCATTGCAATTTCATCTTCATAAAGCTTTCTCATTTGATCAGTTAAAGGTTTAGAATCCACATCTACACCATTAACAAGAGACCATTGAAGACGAGATATTGCAGACAGAATCTGAGTAGCATAGTTAGTCAACTGTCCAATTTGGTTTGGTTCAAGAGAACGCAAGACAAACACTTTAGAGAGTTCATGCATTTTACGAGCGAAATCAAGATTATAGTCTTCATCTGTGAACATAACTTTAAACTCATCGTTGTAAGGCATTCCATTGACAATTACATCTGAACGATACTTGCTTCCAAAGAAATCAAACTCTGCTTTAGTTTTAGGCTGCCAAGGACATCCTTCAACAAACTCGCCATCAATATAAGTTAGATCGAGTAAAGCAGGGAGATCTTTGTACGCAGCTACTACAACAGGATCAGTTGTCGCATGACATTTGTCTCCGTCAAAGTCAGCTCCACCTTGTTTCACAACATTAAAGTCATGGCAAGAGAAGAAGACAAGATTGTTGAACGCAAAAGAATACTTCTTACGAGCTTCAACATACTCTTTTGTAACTGTTCCTCTTGCTTTTGCAGTTTCTTTTGTGCTAATCTTAGGATTGCGATTAAAGATGATATCTTGTTCAGTCACAAAATGTTTATCTTGATCGTCAACCATCACCACATGTTCGGCCGCCAAACCCACATGTGGTGGTACAATTACATCTCCGTTATCATCAATAAATTTAGAGTCATATCCATATTTCTTCGCATATGAACCCATACGATACGCTTCCATTACAGCATATACATCTGTAACCATGAATCTGTAATGCCCCTCAATTGGAAGAGAACCACGAGTCCATGCTTTAATCATATTCTCAATAATATCTAACAATCTTTTCTTGAAATACGGATCTTCCATAATGAGTTCTCCAGTGTAGAAGAAGTTCGTAAACAGGCTTACTAACGTGTTATCAATCTGTTCACGTTGTTCATCAGATAATTCATCTTCAGATACACCTTCATACAATTCGATTGTCTTTGTTCCAAGGTACTCAGACAATTTCTCTGGAGAATCATACACTCTAAAAGCTTCCTCAATTTCAACATCTAACTTTGCTTTAAGTGCATCCACATGAGACTGATCAAACATCGTTTGAATCATTTGATATGGAATGTTCACTTTCTTCTTGTCATCTTTAGCATTCTTACCAAAGATCGCAATACGGAATTCAATATTAAAGTCAGGGTTGGTTCTTAATAAAGTCTTATAATTACCTTTGGTAGCTGATTCGAAAGCAAGTAAGTCATGGCCAACCATGTCTTTCAAAGCAGGGACAAATACAACCAGACCTTTAGTTGCCGGTGTAATACGCACTTGTTCCGCAGAAATCAACTTTCCGAATTCAGCATTCAAAGCAAATTGAACAGAAGCATCTGCAAAGATTAAGCCATCTGTTACATTGCGTTTGAAAGGCACTTCACTCGCATCTAATACAATGAACTTATCTTGTGCAGCATCAAATGCCATGTACTTACCAGTACGAACATAAGAATAAACGTCATCAACAATCTTCATAGTGTGTGTTCCACCGACAATAACATATTCACCATTCTCATACTCTTCAATTTGATTGCCAATCTTAATAAGAGAAGAGGGGACACTGCTAGTTGATGCCAAACCAAAACGAGTTGGTGCTTTAATCATATCAAGTGTATACTTCACGCCGTCATACTTTGCGAACTGACGGAAGTCCATTCCAAGTGTGTGTAATGCTTCGACAGCATCTAGTCCAACAATATGAGTACCCATTACAGTACGTCTTTCAGAAGCAGATGCCATAAAGTATTCAGCATTCAACATAACACCATTGAACTCAAAGAACACACCATTAATAATGGCACGAGTTTGTAAGAACTTCTGTTCACGTGTTAATTGATTCTCACCTTGAAGAATAGGGAGATTATAATCCATAGACACGATGTAACGCATATCTCTAACACGATCAACTTTAACACCTTGTTCTGAAAGATCTTTTGCTTTATGTTTATCAAGAACCTCAATTTCACCAGTCACTTCATTGCGTGTAATGAATACATATCTTTTGCAAAGCGCATCAATTAGATGATTCTGTGCCCGCAACTCTAAACGTGGTTTAATGACAACTTCTTTATTACCATTGATATCTTCCATAGCAGCTGAAACCAGGTCAGACACCCATACTAATGCCATTTCTCTTGTAGGGACTGTTACATAGTATGGATTGTACTCAGAAGCAAACTTCTTCATTACAGAAACATGAGACAGTTCAAGATATTTCTCAGGCGTTTTGCAAATATCAATTAATTTTACACCTTTGGCCATCACTTTAGATACATCTGCAACTACAGTGTCAGACTTAGCTGCAAGTACAGCAAAAGCTTCTTTAGTAGTCTTCACTTTCTTACCTTCTCTATTAACCTCTACTTGTTTGAATACTGGTTGATATGACATAATTTCCACTCCTTTATCGTTTTCACTCTTAATAATCTCAACAGCCTCAACACCTAATTCTTTTGCAATATCAACTAGTTCTTGTTTTCTTAACTGTGAAACACCAGAAACCTTAAGTTGATTAGTGATCATACGTTGAAGCGGTTTACGGTTTACTTCCTCGATAGAGATTGTTTTAACGATTGATTGAGCAGTTTGATTTTTAGACATTTGAATGTCCTCCTTTGATTTTGGGTATTTGATTTGGGTCTGGTAGTTTAACGACATTCCGGTCAAACATTACACAAACAGCAAAAAAGGCACGTTCATAAGAGAACCTGCCGAAACGGAAACCATATAAATGTATAGAAAAAAACTTACTTGTTATTACATATATACATAAGACAATAGTTAATCACTTGTACTACCGTATAGAAGAAGGAGTCATATAAATCATCTTCAGAGAGTAGCAGTTCGTACTTCTCTATCACCCATGCAAACTGTTCCTTTACATGGTCATCACATAATACATATGCCATCTTCATAATAGAGAAAGCTTCATCCAAGTGAAACGAATCTTTATTACTCTCAAAGTATGCACCTATGTGATAAACTGCTTTCTCTAATTCACTTACTATATCAACTCTCTTTACCTTACGTGTAAATAACATCATCAAGCACAACTACCTCTCTCATCAGATATCATATTAAACTTATCTTACTGGTAATAGTAAAAAAGCACTACGACTTTTTATCGACAAATTTCATTCCTTATTAAAGAAATAACCTTAAATATAACCAAATTATAAGGGATTAACCAACAAATTGCTGATACTGGAACTCTGCACGAAACCTTGGGAAAACGGTCATTCATTACACTCTTTCATGTCCAGGTGGGTGTGCTCCTCTATCCACTGGAGGTCATATAAGGCAGTCCAGCAACTGAGCAGAGTTACCCAAGGGTTTTATCACCTGGGAGAGAGAACACCTGTTAGAAGGATCAAGAGTGCCCTTCTCGTAGAAGGTATCTCCCATACAAGGTAACCAAGAGAGCTACCCTCTAGAAAGAAGGGCACTATAGAGTGGACTCTCATACAGTGCCTGTATAGGATATTAGAGTAATAGGGGTTTTCCCTATAAGGTAAACGATTTGATATTCTTTATAACCTTTGCTGTTAACGCCGAGGCATACACTGTATAGGTTTGATTTCTTTATAGGACAGTATCCTAGCAATTCACCTTTACTGATAACTTCTTGGTATGTCATGTATTACACTTCCTTTCTGAATGTGATAACTGTGTAGCCTTCATGGTCGATATCAAAGAAAGCGTGACAATCTTTCACTAGGAAGTCGATGTGATGTGGTTGATATCCCATGCGAAGAAGATCTCCGTATTTCACAGACTTTCCTGTTTTGTGGATATAAGCGAATAGGTTGTTAAGTTTAATTAGTTTGTTTGCCATTTTAAATTCCTCCAATGTTCGGTTTTATTTTATTTGTATGCTAATTACCCCCTAGTGGGAGTATCATGGTATTCTTCATAAGTCGTATGATATTCAAGTTAAAGATAAATAATGTTCGGTTATTGATATATCACCTCCAAGAAGCGGGAATCCCTATAGAGGGGTGCACCTTGTAGGCTACCGCCTATGGCACTGCTGCTTACCTAACAGCCTACTGATACGTGGGTTCTCCACTAACCACATCCATGGCAATATCAGCACATAGTATGTTCCTCTGTTTAAGCACTCACTCTGTGCTAGGGTGTACTACATCACCACTAAGAGGTGGGCTTTGGATACAACCCGCTCGTGCCACGCCCACTCGCTGGCCCTTTCGGGTGGAAGTTGCCTTGTCACCCCGTTCACACATCTTCCTGCTGTATGAAGGGGCTATAGGCAAGTGCCTGAATACCTGTCTTCATCACAGGAAAGCTATTCAGACCCTTGCCTATAGGGATCTATCCAAGCCATATTAGGCCAGAATCAGATATTGAATATTAAGAAAGCCATATGCTAATGCTGCGTACACATAAGAAGCGGCCACAGCAGAGAAATAAAACAATAAATAAATAGACATAGCACCTACAGTGGTGTATGCCATAGATTGAAACATAAGAGTATTCAGCAACTGAATATGATCTATATGTGCCTTCTCACGTTTAGTTTTAATCAATTGGTGCAGATACATGATTGAGGTGTATATACTGCCGCTTCCTAAGATGGCCATACCTAATCCACTAGTAAATGAACCTGCTAATGTGAGTGATATGAATCCTACACATGACTTAAACGCATGCTTCTTCATGAAGGTGTACACTTTGCGAGCTGGTTTCTTTAACTTGTTAAGTGTATTACTTGCTTGTGTCATGATAGATCGATACATGGAAGCTATCTTATGACCCTTATCAGGGTCTTTTGTGTATGCTTCCTCTTCAGTCGTGGATGTATGATGGCTACCGCCATCCCTTAGACTATTGAAAATCGATTCCACGTCATCAGTGTTTCTTACATAATCCATTGTTCTCTGTTGAAAGTGTTCAGAGCAGTAAGTCATTCCACCTCCAACAGATACATTGCATCCTTCTTCTTTACATTGAATGAATTCTTTCATCTTGATTCCTCCTAATCGTGGTATGGTTTGTTTTAGTTGTCACCTGACGAGGCCAAGCCCTCTCGTGCAGGGGGGGGTGGGCTCCAAACGCCACTAGGGGACAACATAAAACAACCACATACCCCTCGAAAATTTTTTATAAAAAAATCGCCTATATAGGAGTTTCCCTATGTTATACTTGATTTATTATGAAATGCATTACATTTAAGAAAGAGGGGGATGAGGAGTATCAGAGTCAGGAAAAGAAATTACTAAGTCAGTGAAAGCCAACTTCACCATGGATCAAATTAAAGAATTTAAAAATGAATTAGTACGGATAATCGATCGAATGGAAAAGAAGTTTTAATTTAAGAAGGAGGCATTTACAAATGGATAATTTTCAGAAGGATTTGTTGAAAGTTATTGATGAAAAATTAGCCGATTTGTACTTCGAGATGAGAGAGCTTGATCGGAAGTATATTGAGAAGCAGAAAGAAGTTCGCCTTCTTAAAAAAAGGAAAGAAGAATATAACAGACTTAAAGAACAATCTTCATCTAAGAAATAAAGATGGTGTCATACTTATCGTTATGTTGTTGAAATAATTAAAAGAAATTGAGGTATAAAAAAATGAAAAAGAAAAGTGTATTGAAGAGAAAAATTCGCATTAAAGAAAAGAATGCTCCGAGAGTAAAAGACTTTGATCCATGTGTTATGCATACTGATAAAAATAATATTGATGAAAGCAACACATTGTCAGACAGTCATGAAACCATTAAAAAATTAATGGAATTATTCCAATCAACAGGCTATCCGTTAAGTTCTGATATCGAACCTTATCAAGTTCCTATTATTTCACTTATCAAGTTGTATGAGCAAAAAATCCAAGAAAAAGAAAGCCTTGTTGAAATTTTGGATCAGCTTGTTAAAGATCTAGAAGGACATCAAAGAGATCTAAGAAGATTAGAGAAAGAGCAGCAATCGTATCATAGTATGATCCAAACACTACTCGATGACAATACAGCACAAAACCTGATTAAAATGGCTGAAAGAAAAATCAAAAAAGAAAAAGATAAGTCTGAAATACCAACTGAATAAAGATATAAAGGGATGAAACGATGAACCTGGTTGAAGAGTATATGCGGCGGCAAGGGACATGGGAAGGCGATTATATATTAGAGCGTACACCCCCAGATTTAGCAGGCATTGCATTTGGTCATTTAGATGCAGAGCCAGCATACTATTGGGATAAGAAGGATCGCATTCACAGTGCAATAGAACATTGGAAAGCAACAGGGGATCTTAAGTTATATCAATTTGATTTTAAAACAATGAGAGAAGAGGAAATAATTGAAAAGCCCTCAGTTGTTAGACTGTTGACTTTCGAAAAGGAATATCTGAATAGAAGAATGTCCTGCTTATAAAGCAGGGCTTTTCTGATGAGAGGGATACATCATGGAATTAATTGAAGAGTATTTGACGCAAGTCCAAAAAATAGGTGGCATATATGTGTTGCAAGTGAATGATTATGTGCCATTAGATCAAAGACAGCAGCTTATTGATAAATGGCATGATATATATGGAGAAGAATTAGTAATTATTCCACAGGACTTTAAAATTCATTATCGTAATAGGTATAGCTTTTATATTGCGATGATTCTTGTTAAAATGGGGTATAAGGTTACTAGACAGAAATGGGTAAAGAATGAAAAAACAGACAGCGAATTCACTCACATTGAAATGGTGGATGATATTGTTCAGATCAAGAGAAATGGTGAGCTACAGACGTATGTTATAAGTGATGACGACATGGAAGCAGAAGATTTCACTATAATGATTTAGGGGGAATAAAAATTGGAATTAATCACCTTGTATAATGAAACATTAGAAAAACAAAAGAATCTTAGAATAATTAACAAAAGAAAAAAAGTATTATCACAAGTAAGAGAAGAGTGGCTGCCTTTCTTGGAATCTGAATCTCACACCGTATCTGTTTATGCTGGCCGTGGAATGGGAAAGACTCATAACACTGTATCGAGAGTTTTGCTATCTGAACATGATTGTATTGTTTATTGCAATTCTGAATCTGAAAGGAGAATGCTTTGCAGAGATATCGATGTACGATGGGAAAATGAATGTCTGTATAAGAATAGACATATTAAAGTTCTAAATATCAATAGTGAGCTTAGTGAACACTTGCTGTACCAACTTGAGGGTAAAGAAGTCATTTTTCATGAGTTTGACTCTTATGAATTTTGTAGATATGTTGAGCTTTATCGTAATCTGTTAAGTAGGGCAGAACATATAGTATGTGTAGGAACCCTTATTGATCTCGATAAAAAGTTATCAGCAAAATTGTGGTTTAGGGATTCTGATGTGAAGTATTTTATTGACGGTTATATATATAGATCGGGTTTATCTGGTCCGCAAGCATATCCTTCTCATTATAAGGGGTTTATTGATCGATTACCTCCAAGCAGTTATTCATTTGAATTAAATAATTTTCTTGATTCTTAAATTAAGTATTGTAATGCATTACATTTTATATTATATTATAGACATGGGTGATTTATTTTCCGATTTGTTTTTCTCCGGTAGCACACAATGTCACACTTGAGTGCATGTTATATGCACTCACCATATAGGCTTGAAGGTACACAGCAGTTATAACTGTTGGTTGGGTTCAATTCCCACAGCCTATTCCATGGGGTACAGCCTACCACCTATATATCTATTTATTCAGATGCGGTTTTTGTGACTGGGTTTCCGTACAAAAAACTCTTGTGATTGACTCGTAGCTCAATGGTGGAGCTCCCGGCTGTTAACCGGGTGGTTGCAGGTTCGAGTCCTGCCGGGTCAGCCAAGGGTCCTTAGTTCAGTTGGTAGAACGCCCTGCTCATAACGGGGTAGTCGAAGGTTCAAGTCCTTCAGGACCCACCATATCATCCTTTCTGCTATTTTGGTTCGGACGAGGAGATCTTTTTATCTCCATATCCATAAAGATATAAAAAAGGGTTTTTCGACATCTCCTCCCTTCTTATATCTTTATGGGTGCGGGGAATGCACTCATTTCTCTAAATCGCTTCCGTTCATGGAAAAGCACCTAAGCCTAGCACCGCTTAGGTGCTTTTTATTTTGCTTGATAATAGGACAGGTACTATGGTAAGATTATCCGTAGGTTGACAAAATGAACAATGTTGACAAAATGAACATTGTGATCAGGAGGATAATAGATGACGACAAAAACAAGTAAGAAAGAAAAAGTGTCTATGCCTTATTTAGTTGCAGTAGATATTGGCTTTGGTGAATTGAAAAGAATTTCAAGTGAGTTCCCAGAAGCTGTCGCAATTCCTAGTGCAATTGTGCCAGGAGCAAAACCGACTGGAAATAAGTTAATAGATCACGAGACAATCAAAGATGAATCGCTGATCGTTACAACAAGTGAAGGAACCTTCTTTGTCGGTGAGCATGCAATGAAGATCCCTACTAGTGTAAGCAAGCGAACTCAAATCAGAGATCGTGCAAATGATCCAATGAGCCGTGTTTTATTCCAAACAGGTATTGCATTAGGTGTGCCTCATGAGAGCGGAGAATATGATGTGGCTGTTGTGACAGGCTTGCCAAATGAGGACTTTGATTTAACAGTCAAAGAGAAGTTGGAAGAATTCTTAAATAATTCGTTTGAAGTTGAGTTCCATTTAAGTGCTAATCATTCAATTAAAAAGAAAATTAACATCACAAGTGTAGACATAATTAGACAGCCGGAAGGTTCAGTTACATATAATCAGTTTGAATTCGATCCTGAACAATTCCTTGTTCCAAGTGATGACGCTAAAACTATTGTTGGTATCATCGACTTTGGCCATTTCACAACAGACTTTGCTTTATTCCAAGATGGAGTCATTATTGAGGATGCAACGACTAATGGCTCAACAATTGGAGTAACTGATGTTTATAATAAACTAAAGCATAAACTAAGAATTAAATTTGATGAGATGGGATACGAATTCAGAGCGAGTGACAGTGATTTAGATAAAGCAATCCGTAGTAGTAAGGTTTACTATATGGGAGAAGAACACGATGTCAAGGAAGAGGTAGAAGCAAGTGCAAAAGAAGTAGCTGCCACTATTGCTAAAGCTGTTCTTGATGCTTGGGGCAACGAAACAAACCGTTTGGAATTAATCATTATTTCTGGAGGAGGTTCGCACGTATTCTCTAAATATATTGAAGCTGAATTTGAGGCTAGAAATAAACAAGGATTCCAAGTTTTAGATGCACCTCAATTTTCAAATGTGTTAGGTTTCTATATGTATGGTTGCATTTCTCTATCTGATACTTTCGCTGAAGACAAAGTTTATACTGAATATGTAAACACAGTTTTCGGGGGAGAGGCTTAATGGCCAAAGATAGGTTATATGCACGGATTAGAAAAGGGGATGACCTCCTCAGAGATCACTTTTCTAAGATAAAAGAAAGCGACCATTCATATGAAGTTCGCCGGTTACTGGAGAAAGCAATAAAAATTGAAAGAAAACAAAAGGAAATGATTGAGGACGAAGAAATTCACGTAAAGCATGACTCTTAAATGAGTCGTGCTTTTTTTTATGCCATCTGAGTGAATTATAGAAAATTAGAGCTTCAAGGTAAAATGATATTAGGAGATACCGCACCACCTCATCTAAGACCGTTGGCACAGGGAGGATTGAGTTGGGTATCTTTTTTTATTTAAAGGAGGGAAAAGCATGGGGAAAACGGGACCAAAAACAGAAGCAGGATTGCAAGCTGTTTCTGAAAGTGCCAAAAGTCTTGATCACTCATCATGGACAGAGAATCCTGCTGCGGTCCAAGCAATCGAGATTGCTAAGAGATTAAGGCAAACAAAACATGGGATGTATGCATCCGTTCCGATTATTTGTAAGGCAGAATCCTGTCCGTACGCAGAATCATGTGAGTTGCAACAGATGGGTCTTGCACCATACGGCGAAAAGTGTCCAATGGAAATTGCAGCTATAGAAGATCTCTTCAGACGGTACTGTAGTGATATGAACATTAACCCTGAAGATCCATCACAGCAGGTTGATGCCATAATGGTCAAAGAAGTTGTTGATTTGGATATCTCTATGCTTCGTTGTGATAAAAAGATGGCTATTAGTGCAGACTTCATTATTGATCAAGTAGTATCTGTAACTGAAGATGGAGATCCGATTTCTAGGCAAGAGCTGCATCCTTTAACAGAATATAAGGAGAAACTGCGTACACAGAAATATAAAACGCTAAACCTCTTAAACTCTACTCGCAAGGATAAAGAAGGATCGGTTCTCAATATTAATACAGATCCATCTGAACGTGCAGCTGAAATGATGCAGATCATTGAAAGCACAAAAGCTCATGATGAAGAAGAGAAAAAGGCAAGGGATGCATATTTCAAAAAGATAGGGAAGTTGGATCAACCAATTATTGAAGTAGACCCTATTGAAGAAGATACGGAGGAATAACGAAAATGAATTTAAAAAAATTTTTAGTTCCTCCTGCAATGAGAGTAGGACATGAATACACTCGGACAAATCCTATTAAAAATGCAAAAGAAATAGGCAAGGGCGCTGTTGGATTTATGAAGAAGAATTACAACTTAAAAGAGCCAATCTTCATGAAAGATCCACAGGGACGTAATATGAACAATCTATGGACTGGTTATGGCTATGGGGGGAAAGGGAGAGCATTGGCAACTGCTAGCTTAATTGGTGGTGGCACAATCATTGCTTCCAATCCTAAAGCATACCAGAATTTCGTAAATGGAGATTTCGTTGAGGAACAGAGTGAAGCTCTCGATGTTGAGTCATTACCGTCTACACGTTCAGATGGATTGGGATATCAAGCACAAGTGGGCAATAATTCGGATCTTTCTGCATCCGGAGATTTAGTCTTTGCCATGCACAAGACAAGGCATACAGGTCAGTTTTAAAGGAGGATAATAAATGGGTGCAATACCACGACCACCGATAAATGCAAAAGGGAGCATAAATAAACTAAAACGTTTAGGGAAGGCTGGCACTCTTGGAGGAGTCGCTAATGTTGCGTTTGTTGGGATTGATTCAGGAATGCGAATGCAAGAAGGTGAATCAGCCCCAGTAGCAGTTGGTAAGTCGTTATTGACCAATGCAGCCTTTTCTCTTATTCCAGGCGGGATATACGGTGCACTTGCTATTGGTGCTGCAACCGCAGTTCCTGAAGTCATGAATCAATTAGATGAGGCTGCTTCGAATTTAAATGCAAAAAAACAGCAATTCGGAGGTAATTTTCAAGAAACAGAATCTCAATTGACTATGATGCAGCAAGGTATCACTAGAATGCAAAATGCTAGAATGCAGGTAACTAGGCAGATGGCCAACCATGCAAGAGGAGCTCAAAAAGTTTACTGAAGTGAGGTGAATAACATTGGCTGGAACAGTAAGCAATGAGCCTTATCAAAGAGTTTCCTCAGAGAACGGGGCATACGAAGGTGCATTGATTGGAACTGCCATTGGAGCAGGAGGAGCCGGAGCAGGGGTTTTTGGGGCTCGAATGCACTATAAAGGGATTGATAAGAGAGCCGAAAGACATTTAAAGGCTATTGAATCCAGAGAACCAGTTATTCAGAGGAAAATAAATAAAGTAAATGCACAAGCAGAAAATCCAAGAATGTCATTCATGCAAAAAGCAAAAAGCACGATCGCAGATGCAGGTATTAATCAGATCAATAATTTAAGGAATGCTCAATTAAATGGGTTAAATGCTAAGAATGAGCAAATGAGAAATGTTGTGGACTCTATGCATGGGGCGAACCCAGCCGCTGCAAAAGAGGCGGACATATCAAGGCGAAGTCATTATGCTCAATCATATGCAGAAATTAATAGCCACTATGATAACGTGATTCAGGGAAGTAATTTTTCTAAGCTGAAGAAACAAGTTGAAGAATCGCTAGAGAATAAGCGAGCACGTTTAGAAAAGAATCGAGATGTTAAAGTAAACAAACTCAACAAAGAGTTGGGCCATTTATCCGCAGGCCGACAGAAGTGGGGAGAAGATGGTGTTAAATTGATGAAACAAAAACACCCTTACACTCATGTGAAAGGTATCGGCAGAAGTGCAGCTGTTATTGGAGCTGGAGCATTAATAGGCGGCGGAGCAGGCATGATACTTGGAGGATTAACAGACGAGGTGAATAAACATGTTGAACAGTAATCAACCATATAGACGAGTTGATGATGGTATGGGATCAGGTATGGTTTCTGGAGCTGTAGTTGGCGGCGCTGCGTCAGCAGGATTTATTTATGGCGGCAATGCAGCAGGACAAAAATTGCAGCAGGCTAACTCTTCTTTAACAGGAAGAATGATTGACCGAGCTCCTAGTCAAGAGGCGGCAGATAGATTAACTGCACAAGGCTTAAAAAGAGAACGTTTCATTCAAAAAGGTATGGATTATTCTACTAAAGCAAGAGGGTTATCTAACATGAAGAAAGCTGGTATTGTTGCCGGTGGTTCTATTTTGGCTTCTCTTATTGGTGGAGCTATTGATAAATCGAATGATCAAAGAAGATAAAGGAGGAGTAAGATATGGCGCTGGATAGTAATCGACCATTAACTTCTGTCCACAATGATCAAAATGGAATATGGGAAGGAGCCGGCTGGGGGCTGGGGGCTGGAGCAGTTGCAACGGGAATGATGTATGGTGCATCAGTTCATGGAACAAAGCATCTTCAGAATTTAAACATGTCACTGCTAGGTAAAAGACAAGGCCGCTTATATGAAATGAATGAGCGTAACGCAGCTTTAGGCAGAAAAGCATATTCAGAAGAAGCACTTCAAAGTAAAGCCCTTCAAATGGAAGCGAGAGCTGGTCGAAATGCAAAAATGTTAAGCACTATGCAGGCCGGTGGTAAATTTGCTTTCGGGTCCGGCAAAAGAGCAATGATAGCAGGTGCAGCAGGTTTATTAGGAGGAGCACTTATTGGAGGAATTTCAGATTCTTTAAAATAGAGGTGGAGGAGTATGTTGCAATCAAATCTCCCGCTTAGTAGAGTTTCAGAACCATCATTGTTTGATGAAATGGCAAGTGGCGCTATAACGGGTGCAATGGCAACAGGTGTTATGCAAGCAGGTTTTTATGGGATGTCAAAAGTAAAATCAGATAAACCCATATTGAGAAGTATGCAGAGGTATTCTAAGGAAGCATACGCACACGGATATGGAAACTTAAAGCGTACTGCAATCACATATGGAATTGGAGCTATTGCAGATGGTTTACTGCATGGAGCTATGTATAAGAGCGGTATGTGAGAGAAGGGTGATCTCACTTTGAGTGTCAATATAGATAATTTTAGTAATGAGGAATTGGATCAAATAGAATTAGAGATTCGATCTGATCCTGTGAAATGGGCCTACTGGAAACTTAAAGATCCCAAAGGTAGGCCATGGAAAGCAAGATGGTATCAAAAAGAAATGATACATGGGATTTTATATGGGGATGAAGAAAGCGGCCCACATCGAAGAATTGCTGCTCGCATGGGCCGACGTGTTGGAAAAACAGAAACCATGGTTGTTTTTTGTTTATGGTATGCATTTCATCATAAAAATAGTCGTCTTTTAATAACGACACCTTATGAGCACCAGGTTCGTTTAATCTTTATGCGTCTCAATGAATTGATTGATGATTGCCCAGAATTAGCTTACTCTATTAAATCAAGAACGAAAAACCCGTTCATTACTCAATTTAATAATGGCTCTTCTATAATGGGTTTTACAGTTGGGGCCACTTCCGGTAATGCCGGTGCGTCTGTTCGTGGACAACGTGCCGATTGGATCTTTATGGACGAAATTGATTATATGAATCGTGATGGTATTGATGCTGTAACAGCAATTGCAATGGAAGATCCACGTAGGATTGGCATATGGTGTTCTTCTACTCCTACAGGTAAGCGTGACTATTTCTATGAAATTTGCACGAACCCTGACACTGGATATAAAGCCTATCATTTCCCTTCAAGTGTTAACCCTGACTTTGATGAAAAAATGGAAGGCGAACTCCGTGCAACAATGACTAAGCAAGGCTATATTCATGAAGTTGAAGCAGACTTTGGAGAAGAGACTGTCGGAGTTTTTAGTAAATCAGCGGTAGAGCGAGCAAAATCGCAATACATGTATAGTTACCGGGAGCTAAATGCCTGGGAGCATGAACAGTTTAAGAAACAGGGTTATAGCGTAGATGACATAGTATATTTTACAGGTTATACTAAGCATAATATGCCGCCGGCTGCAACAAGGATTGTAGGCGTGGACTGGGATAAATATGGAGAGTCTACTCAGATAGTTGTCACTGAATTTGATGAAATGCTCAAAAAATTTCGGGTTGCAATGCGTTACGAAATAGCAAGAGGAGACTTCACATATGATAATGCAGTTAACAAGCTGATTGAAATAAATGAAGTTTGGAATCCTAAGTTCTTTTATATAGATGCCGGACATGGTGAATATCAAATCGAAATGCTTCGAAAACATGGATTATTAGATCCTTCAAGTGAAATGCATAAGAAAGTGAAGAGAGTTCATTTCAAGCAAAATATAGAGATTAGAGATCCAGTTACCCGTGAAATTGATAAAAAAGACGCAAAGAACTTTATGATAAACCAAACTTCGATATTGTTGGAACGTGATCAAATCGTTGTATCACCTTTTGATGATATGATTTGGAAGCAAATGATGGATTACCAGGTGGTCCGTATATCCGCTACTGGGAAGCCTCAATATACGTCTGAGAATGAACATGCTCTAGATTCATTTATGCTAACCATTATGGGATTCACTTTAGAGTTCCCTAATATCACAAAGATTCTTGAAGAAATAAGAGTCGGACGTAAAGTAAAAATGTCAAAAAACAATAATCAAGAAACACTTCAAGAAAAAATGTTCGGTGGCTATAGAGACGTATACCAAAGTGGCAAAAACAAAAGAGAGATTGAAGAAAAAGATAACCCAAACTGGAACCTTAATAAAGTGACACTTGGTTACTCTAAAAGAAAGAGTTCGTCCAGCCTTTGGGGACGTGGAAGTTCTAGAAAAATGGGGACAAGCCGTTCTAGATTCTAATAGTTTGGAGTGCCTGATATAATGCGTTGTCCCTTGCTCTTTGACGAAAGTGTAAGGTGGAAGGCAAAAAAAATTTATTCCCTGTATCCTTTTTCTTTGGCTTGGCTAATCTTTCATCTCTTTCAAAGGGGTAGCTTCGGCTGCTCCTTTACATATTTATGGGGGTGTTTTTATGTCAAATGAGGAGTTTGATAAGGTATATGGAAGTAAAGGGATCGATACTTTATATGAACGGGAAGCTATTACATATCGACCAGTTATCAAATATAAAAAGGACCAGCTAGCTGCCCTAATCCGAGAAGAGATTCAACAGTCGATTGAACGATCACGTACATTCATGATCTCAAATAATTTATCAGACTATGACGAGCTAATTGCAGAAGTTGATCAAATGCTAAAAGATATTGAAGAACGGAATCCAAAAGATTTAATATCCTCTTTGAAATCTCTTCTCCAAGACAAAAAAGTAAACGAGGTTATTGCATTTGAAAGAGAGCATTGTGGATATAGGCAAACAGGGGATTTTGAATTATATACGCTTCTGTATAACATGAAGAAATCAATGCAAACTCGAAGAGACTTCTTAGACGAACGGTTTAGAACTCAAATTACTGATGAGACTGAATTAACTGAAATAGAAAATGCTGAGTCTAGTTCTATCGATGAATGGGAGCAATTAGAGGCTCAAGTTAATCAAGCCTATCAAGAGTTAGCAGAACATGGAGAGGATGATGATCATTATCATCCTCTAGATGATGACTCTTTAAGTTTTAATATTGAGCACTTAAATTATGACGAACTACAAACTCTTGAAGACAAAAAGAGAAGTAAAGAAATTTTTCATACTTCTATGGCAGATACATCTTATATTCACAGAAATCGATATTTCATGTTCCTCGAAGTTATCGAAAAATCAAAAACAATTGTTTATGATGCAAACACTCTCATTGATCATAACTTGAAAGATTTCATCTTAAGTTTGAGTGAATTAGGAAATTTATCAGCTGCTAAAGCGCATCTTATTCTACAGTTTAAATCAATTAAAGAGAAACATGAGGCGCTAAAGGGACGAATGATGACAATAGATGATGAGAAAGAAAGCTTTGCATCAGAAAAACAATACATGTATCAACAGTTAGAAACTAAAACAATAGAACCTTTGAAAAGTTGGTTGTATTCACAGGAAGAAGATATAAGTGGGGCTTTAGATATTTTCTCTGGATACATGGTTAATTCAATGCAGAGCAGCCGATCTACGTATGAGTCATCTATTGCTGATATGTTGAATTTTTATCAATCTGAGGCGAGTTTTTACGATGAACAGATTTCTTATATGAAAAATAAAGAGGAAATCCGCAAATTTTATAGGATTCTTGAGGATTTAGGAGATGTAACAAATATCACTAGTGATTGGGTTGAGGAGTACCTTAAGCTTAATGGATATAGTGTGTAGTCGTATGTGTAATGCATTACATTAATAATGTATAATAATTGTGAATTACTTTATTGAATTTATTTGAGCTTATATAAAAAGGAGGTCACATTCTTGGCAAAACTGTGGAATCAATTTCTTCAGAACATAAAGTTCAAGAATGCATCTTCTGGCGCTACATCTGGTGGCAGTTCAAGCTCAATTAATCGTGATCCTAAAGCAATACAAGTGGGTCGAGTAGGTTATCAATATGATGGCGGCGGATCGGACGATTTTGCAGAACCACGTGCCGATTTTGAGTTGATTGATAAGGCCATTCTCAAAGATTCATATATTCAACAGGCAATGTTGAAATATAGTGAACTCATCTTTAAAAGTGGATGGCTTTTAAAGGGGAAAAATGAGCAGGCGTTAGAATATCTCAAAAGTCGGCTGGAGATGATGGCAGTTGCAACTGGAATACCGACAGAGCAGTTGTTTCAAGGAATTGCAGATGATATTGTCCGTTACAGCAACTGCTTTATAGTTAAAGCTGCTGCTAAAAATGGAGTTGGCTTGCCACCGGGATTATCAGCAGTGCCTATTCCTCCAAGAAAAGATCCAATAGGCGGTTATTTTCGGTTACCACCGCAGTCAATTACAATCTCACGGGATATAAATGGCACTGTATTAAAGTACAAGCAAGAGATCGAAGGCGCTGACGATCCTCTGGAATTTAATCCAGAAGATATTATCCATATTACAGTTAACAAACCTGTAGGGAGACCGTTTGGTGACCCGTGGATTGCACCAGTGTTAGAAGATGTCCGACTTCTTAGAAAAGTAGAAGAAAATGCTGCGTTATTGTTATACCGACATCTCTTTCCTTTATTGACTTATACGGTGGGCCTTGATAAACCAGGATTTGAAGCTTCCGATGAAGAGATTGAAGAGCTTCAAAACGTAATTGAGAATATGCCGACTGATGGAACAATTATACTTCCTGAGCGTCATAAACTTAATGCCGTTAATATCCAAACGATCGACGGTAAGCCTTATCTAGACTACTTTGAGCAACGTGTTTTTACAGGGCTTGGAATGAGTACAGTAGATATGGGCCGAGGTGATACTGCAAACAGAAATACAGCAGACGCAATGAGTGGTATCAAAGCTGATCGTGTTAAGGGCTGGCAAAAACAGCTGCAAGTTCAGATTGATAAATATATCATTGATGAACTTCTTGTTGAGGGTGGCTTTGATCCTCTAGCTAATCCTGAGTATGATGTTGACTTCATCTTTGAAGAGATTGAGCAAGAGAAGAAAATTGCAAAAGAGAATCATGCCATTATGAAGTTTAATTCTAATTTGCAAACATTTGAAGAAACACGCCATGAAATTGGATTAGAACCAAATGCCGATGAGTCACGATTAATGTATCAAATGATTGGTACTGAAACGTCAAAAACAAATGACGAAGTAAGCAACAAGAATGCACCTGAAAATCAACATGGCAAGCAGACGGCACCTAAAAATGCAGAGTCTGTCCAGGAATCAGTATTTAATTATATTCCTGCCGAAAGATACAACAAGTTGCATGACATGCTTATGAGTTCATACCAGGCACTCGAACACGACACAATGGATGTAATAGAGTCTTATGTTGAGAAAAGAACATTTCCAATTGCACAGCCAAAATCATGGATGTCTTCACTTCATTTTAGTAAAGACAGAATGCTTCGGCACATAAAGGAAAGCACTCAGCAGTCTTTGTCAGAAGGCGTATTAAAAGCAAAAAAAGATGTAGGTCGAAACTCTTTTCCAGAGGTAGATTCAAGAAGAGCCGCCCGTATTATCCAGACATATGCATTAGAGTCTCTTGAGAATCTCGAAGAACTTTTAAAAACCACCTTGTCTCAAAAGCTAAAAAAGAGCAAAAACAAAGAAGAAGCAATCTTATCAGTGAAAGGTGTTTTTAAGGCAGCCAATCACCGTCTTTCATTTATGTCTAAGACGTTGCTGGCAAAATCGTTTAATTTTGGTTATTCATTATCTTTAATGAAATATGGTGAAGAGCATGTTCAAACAGTTTATGAAGGCTCTTGCTTTACGTGCCAAGAAAAGGCCCTAAAAAAGATTTCACTTCAGCAATTTTCATCACTTAATGAAATAGCGATATTTTATCGTATTCCGCCATGGCATCCAAATTGCGATTGTGAATTAGAGTACGTTAAGGGAGGTGAAAAATGATATGAATTACACTTTAGAAGAACATAAAAATAAGCAGCTTATTAAAAACAGTGACTTAACAGAAAGTGTTGGTATTATAGGGAAAATTAAGCCTGAGACAGTTGAAAAGTTAACTGAAGCTGCAAAGGGTAAAAATAAGCGCAAACTTGTTGTTCAAATGGAGGCTATCCATGTTGGTAGAACAGCAAATTACACGTTTTACACTGAAGAGGGTTTAAAAAATGGACTTGAATCCTGGACTCACCCTTATAACAAGCCTGTATTAACTCATCATGATTCACATAGTGGTGAGCCTATCGGCCGAATTCTTAGAGCCGAATTTGCAGAATCAACGATGTCTGGCAGAAAAGGTTTGATTTTCACGTGTGAAATCACCGACCCAGAAGCCATTGAAAAGGTATTGGATGGTAGATATCAGACAGTATCAATAGGGGCTACAACAGATAGAGTTACATGCAATATTTGCGGTACAGATCGGACTAAAGAATGGTGCGAGCACTGGCGAGGCGAAGAGTATGAAGGGCAAACATGTCATTTTGTTATAGGCACTACATTTGGAAATGAAGTGTCTTATGTTAATGTACCTGCCGATGAGAACGCTGGGAACTTTTCAGTTTCTGTTGAGGACTCAGATGATTCATCTACAGAAGAAAGTGCCACTCTTCAAATCTTTCAAATTGCAGAAGGACTTATGCAAGACATTTCAATGCCACATGTAAATTTATATGAAAGTGTCAGCGAAGACTTGAAGCAGTTAATTGATGGGTTATTAGAACAAAATGAAGGAGGGACTCAGGATATGACAAAAACAAAACAACAAGAAAACGTATCAGTTGAGGAATTGCAAAACAAGCTGGATCTGTCAGAACAAAAAGTCAAAAGTCTAGAGGCAAAGCTTACAGCAACTCAAGAAACATTGTCCAACTTGGTTATTGAAAAATCTAAAGTTGACAGTTTGCTTTCTGACTCCCAGGCCGAAGTTACTCGTCTAACATCTGAAAATGCTAATTTGATTGAGAAAAATCATAAGTCTTTGGCGGAAAAAGTCGTAGATATGAAGCTTGCTTTGCGCAAATCAGATGTGGTGGGAATGAAACGTGAAGAGGCGGTTGCTGAACATATAAAAAGAACAGAAGAGTCTTTAAACGATGCTGTAAAGGATCTGCAAATTGAAATGAAAGACTCTTCAGCTTCAAAGGGATCTGTTACTAATCCTGGATATTCAGGAGAAGATAATAACCCAAATAAGAAGAACGAAGAAAATGATAAAGAAGGCAAAAGCATAGAAGAAGCAGCAAGCATATTTTCGTCTATGTTTGGCCGCAAAAAAAGATAGGAGTGAATGAACGTGGCACTATTTAAAGGAATCGATGGTCCATTAAAGGATACACCAGATCAGAAGTTTCGCACTAATACAAAACTGCAAGCGGGCACTCATGATTCACCAGGTGAAAAGTATTTAGTTGATCCACGCTTACCTAGGCTATTCCGCTACCACTTTGGTGGAGATGGATGGGTCGTTATCCCAAAAGGTCGAATTGTTGCTCCAGCTACTAACGGAGGAAAAGATGATGATGGCCGATTTGATGATTTTGACTCTGATGTTCCTTACAATGCTTTAACTCTTGCTAATGGTGGCGTTGATGTAAAAGAAGTTGGACGAGATGGGGAAGAGTATACTCGTACTGCAAACATTCCAATTGGCGTTGCCTATGCAAACCTCTATGAAGAGTATATTGATGGCTTTAATGGAATGCAGCCAACTGTTGAAAACGAAATTTATATTGAATTGCCTTACATTAATAATAAAGATGACGCTTATGAAATTAATTGGGGAGCTTATTATGACACTGATATTACTAATCCTGTCAAAGCGGGTGACTATGTAATGTCAGATGAAAATGGCTACTTTATTAAAGCAGACTTCTCTAAAATTCGAAAAGACATTGAAAAAGCTGAAAACTTAGAAGATCTAAAAAAAGCTCTTAAAGAAGAATCTCGTATGCGTGAGCAGGTTCTTGGACAAGTCTGGGCCGTTGAAACAAATCTACCGCCGCAAGGATGGTTGAAGTGGGTCGGATGGTCAAAAGAAGACTCGGCTTCTGACGAGTGGAGAACTCAATCTGGAGCAACTCATGCAGACATCGGTGCTCAGGATGGATTCCCAGGCTATCCGTATGAGAGAAGTTATCGAAATGTCGATAAGCGTGATGGGAAATATTATCCTCAAGGTATCCCAGGTCTTACAGATGGTGCAAATATTGAAGTTCCGTTTGAGGACGAAGTTATTGGACAAGTTCAGCCAGGACAAAATGGACGCCATGACTTTTATTTGAATCATACGCCAGCAGTTGAAGGTTCTTTGACTTTGAAAGTCGGCGATGAAGTCGTTAAGCCAAGTCATTTTGATCCAGTGTCCGGACGTGTTGTATTTAGCTTTGACAATTCAAAAGGGACAGCACCATTAGCTGTTACAGCTACCTATAAAGCAGTGGGACAAATTCCAGGTGTGCCGACTGGTTGGGATTTCAAAGGATCAATCGGTGCAGTGCGAATCCTACTACAGAAGTAAGAAGGGAGAAACAACAAGATGAATATTAATGAACATAAGCTAAGTAAAGAATCATTAGAAGTTTTAGAGCGAATGAAACGCCAATTGGATCTATCGGAAGATTGGAATAACATCCCGAAAAAAGATTTAGTCTCTGTTACAGAGGCTTTATCGACTCAGGATGCTAGTATATTAATCCCTCGTGTTGTAACAGGAATGATGCGAGAAGCAGCAGAACCATATTACATCGGTTCTGATCTATTGCAAAAGGTGCGCCTTACTGAAGGCCGGTCAATTGAATTCCCATCTATTGGTGCAATGAGAGCCCATGATATCGGGGAGTCTCAATCTTACCTCGAAGAAACTGTTGACTTCCAACTTCACAGAACACAAGAAGTGAAGGTCGGTAAGTCCGGTATGATTGTACGAGTAACTGATGAGATGATTAATGATTCTCAGTGGGATGTTATTGGTATCTTGGTCCGAAAAGCTGGAGAAGCTATGGCACGACTGAAAGAAGAAAAGATTTTCAAACAATTTTCTAAGCATGGGCACATTGTTTTTGACAACGATATTCGTGCGAAATATCCTGAAGCCGGTACGAGTGGTATGGATATTGAAGGAAACAACAATAACACCATGTCAACAGAAGACATGATTGACTTATTCCTTGCTGTTATGAGTAATGGATATAATCCTACCGATGTATTGATGCATCCATTAACGTGGTCAGTATTCTTTAAAAACGACATTATGCAATCACTGACACATGCAGCACTTGGTGGATCTCAGATCACGAACTTACAAATTAGTCCTGATCAAGTGCAAGGAAGAATTCCGTTTGCAATTAATATTAACTTTACACCGTTTGCACCATTTAATTTTGAAACTAAGAAGTTTGATATGTATGTTGTTGATCGTCAAAACGTTGGAATCCTTCTAGAGAAAGATCCTTTGACTACAGAACAATTTGATGATCCAATGCGTGATATTCAATCTATCAAAATCAAAGAACGTTACGGTATTGGAGTTCTTAACGAAGGAAGAGCTGTAGCAACGGCTAGAAACCTGGCATTTGAGAAATCTTATCCAGCTCCAGAACGTATTAAAATTGTAAACTAATAGGATAGTCTAACGCTAAAAGCGGGGGAATGAATTTTCGTTCGCCCGCTTTTTTTTATAAAGGGAGGAACTTTAAATGAAAAAGCTAAAGCTAGGGTTGGCAGCTAATAAAACAAGCTATTTTGATCCACTAACAAACACATATATCACATTAGAAAAGCCAGTTGTAGATGTTCATTATGAGAATTATAAAGTATTAAAGAATATTACGCATGCTATTTTATCCTCTGTCCCTGCTCTTGTTCTATATGAAGGAAAACTACCAGAAGAAGCAATTAAGGAATGGGAAGAGAGATACATGAAGCCATTCAGAACAGATATGTCAAAACTTCGAAGAGCATTAACTGGAGATATGGTTCCACCAGCTGTTAGAGCAAATCGGGCTTTTGATCGAGCAGATCGGATCAAAGACGAATCAATTGATTTCCCAGAAGCACCAACTGAAGAACCGGTAAATCAAGAACCTGTCACAGAAGAACCTGTAACTCCAGAACCCGAAGAGGGAAATGATACTGTGGTTCAACAATCCATTGAACCAGAAGATAATGAAGAAATAGAATTATTCCCGGAAGAAGAAGCGGAAGAGGAAAAGCCAAAAACAAAAACGAAAAAAGGCACTAAAAGCAAGAAGTCTGAGAAATAACTAGGAGGGCTAGAGTCTATGTTAGAATCTCTGTTCTCAAAACAGATAAAGCAGCCCTTTCTAAAAGAGATTCCTGCTTTGGAATCTCTATTTTCTCATCAAGTTTCTCAGCAGTATGTTTTAAACGAGGGATTCCCTCTTTATAAAAAAGTTTTAGACGAGAGAATCTTTCGCCATATAACTTTTCTTGAAGATAATCCAAATCTGAAAGTAAGATTAAAAACTGTTGATCACAATGGAAGAAGTCCAAGTGAGACATCAATTATCACCCAAAAAAGCATGAGCATTAAAATTGGACAGTTAGATACAGAGCTGTTTCGTATTAAGACGGTATTATCTGAGGAGGATCATGGTGTAACAGATTCATATTGGGTTTCCGAGAGACAGATATCTCCTAGTCCCGCTACTTCATTCAACCAATATCGTTTAAGAGGAGTATCCAAAGAAGGGCTTAAGAGTGATTGGGTCTATTCCAATATTAAAGATGATAACAATGATGCCATAATCTACAACATGCTATATGATGTCTTAGACATAATGCTAAACACGTATGATGACCAAATGGATCTATTGCTGGATCATATGATATCAGATACTTTCTTAGAATTAATGAAAGAAATGAATCCAAACTTGTTTAAAAATATTGATCCCAATGAGCGGCAACAACTAAGTATGGATGAAATACTTGTTGCATTTTCAGATGTATTGAAAACCGATACGGACGAAAAAATATTATCACACCTTGGTGAAAAATTTCTTTTGTTAGGGACATTCTTGAAAAAAGAATTTAAAGAAAAAATCTTATCATCATCTGAAGAGTTTGCAGAACTTTATAGAGTGTATAAAGCAGTTGACCAGTACCAAGAAAGAAACACGGATTTTCTAGCGTTATTGGTGGAGATATTTTTAGAGGATCGTTATGAACAGCTTGAACAGAATATCAATGTCGAAGCATTATTGCATAATGATGAAGAAATGGGCGTTTTTCTAAAGGGAAGTTTTGATTTTGATATCAAGAGTGAACTAATAGCAGCTGCATGTAATGCATCACTTGATGATCATTTTGTTTCAGGTATAAATGATGCTGTAGAATTATTATCAGAACCTCTATTCTACGAGCAATTAGTGTATGGAAAAGATGAGGAAGTAGTGAAGTTCATAAGGATGGCAATGAAAGATCTTTATGCTCCTATGCTGGCGGTAGAACATCAAATTGTTACTCTGGAATCCGAACTCTACGATCATCATAGACAAGAAAAAAATGATTATGCAGCAGGGTATAATTTGACCGATGATGACGGATATGAAATACGAAATATGATTTTTTTCGATTTTGTTGAAGCATTAATTAAAGGAGATCTAGAAATCGAAAATGATTTCCATTTGATGTTTATAGACTCTATTATTCATCGAAAAAGTGATATTAGAAAATCGATTATTTTGGATTATGGTTTTGAAGAATTAATGAAGGTATTTTTTAATATCGGCGAAACGTTTCGTCAATCATATTCACTCCTATTAAACAAGACAAATGAGAAACTGGCCGTTAATACAATTGAGGAAAGTAAGCTGATCCAGAAAAACAAAGGAAAAACGTTCAATGAGTCATATACCTCTGTGTTGAATGAAATGCATGACATCTTGTCGGTAATCATTTCAGATAACATCCAAGAAAAGAAGGATATTCATATTTTTGATGAAATCACAGAACAATATGTAGTATTCAAAAAAGTAATTAGTGATCTTATTGGTGTCAGTATTAAAGACCATCTTAATACTTCTGAATTGAAAAGTTACTTTGATTTAATCCAAGGGAAAAACCTTCAATTTAAAGATTTAGTGAATAAAGATAATATAACTCAAGAAAAGGTGATTAAAGAAACTGTTTCATTGAGGCAAGAAGAACTTTACTATAACCTTTTTAAACATTATTTAAGAAATCCAAATAAATTCCCTATTTTAGACAAAAGATTCATTCAACTCTCTCATGAATTGAAAGATTATTTATTGGGGGATTGGAATGACGAAGTGCAGTATGCTCTCGGGGATATGGATAATGGATGGACATTAGGGATATTTAAACTTGGTGTTAATACACTTAAGGGAGAGGCGTGAAATAGTATGAATAAAAATTTAATACAAAAAATGTTGGACTTACTTCCGGAAGGAAGGAAAAAAGAAAGATTAATATCCAAATATAAGAGGGTTTTAGAAAGCAAAAATGGGGGTGAAAGTGGTTTGCAAGATTCTTTTGAATTAGAGCCAAAAGGCCACATAAAAGTCGAAGAAATTGATTCCTCTGGAAAAGTCTTAGGAGTCCTGGCTGATAAGTCAAATTTGGTTGTAAATGGGGCAGAAGAGATTTTGTTGCGTTCATTCTCAGGGGACCCTAACCGTATTCTTTTTAAAAACCGCCTCCCAAAACAGGATGAAACTGAAATCTTCTTCATAGAAGAGGGGAAACTCTCTGGTGAAAATTTATTTGATGGGGATCAACTTTTGCACTCTCCAAACGTTTTATGGTCGGCCGTAGATGATTCAAAATTTGATGTTGGATACGGGTATTTCCCAATAACAGTTTATATTAAAGAGGAAACATCTACTGAGTATGGGAAAAAAGCTTTTAGAATTTACAAAGACGCTGTTCCTGGTTCAGTTCCATTAAGTGCAGAAATTTATTCTACGTATACAAATATGTTCATTGGCATTGGAGAAGGAAAGCATTACAAATTGAATATGAATGATCCACGATTGATATTTTCTGAAGGATTTTCACCTAGTGAAGATGTTGCACAAACAAGTGTAGAAAAGCATGAAGTCAAATATATCGGGAAAATAAGTCGTTTTGCGTTAGATTATGAAGTTACTAATAAAGGGGCAAAGATCGAGATTTATGTTAATGGTTCTCTAAGGGATACTGTTGATTCGTTAGATGAAAGTCTGTCTAATCCAATTACGAAATCAATAGAGTATGATGGGTTCGATAGTACGGTCGAAACAGAAATTAAAATTGTTCATGCTGGTGCAAATAGTGATATTGAAAATCCAGAAATGACGTTGAAAGCCTTATATGTAGATGAACTTACAAAGGATATGAATGGCCTTATTAAAGAATTCAAAAACTTCGAGAGCGAGTTCTTAACGCCGGCAGTTTACAATACAACACCTATGGGTCCATACACAATTCAGTTGCCGAACTTTCCTGTAAAAAAAGGCAGTGTTGAAATTAAATACAATGAGCTAATTTTTACTGAAGTTGATTCTCCTGATAAGCTCACGGATAATACATTTTACCTCGATGACCTTCACGGAGTAATTGAATTCAATCGTGCATTAGCAGGTGTTAATATCACATACTCCATTACAGGTGAAATTTATGACACTGAGCTTCCAGATACAATGACTGCTACCAATGTTAGTTATGTGACAGCTTCAGATTTAAAACAGAGTGAAACGCCTGTTGGAGTAGTTAATGGATTAAACAAAACGTTTACCCTAACTAAGAAAAACATCAAGAAGGATACAGTAATTATTAAGAAATCTGGGATAGACCTAGATGAATCAGACATTTCACAAATTGATTATTCTACAGGTGAAGTTGTTCTTGAAGTAGCACCAAACAGTGGGGAAACAATCACAGCTGAGTATGTTTATGTGCATGAAGAGACAACTACAATTGATGCCAATAAATACACAACCCCATACGAGATCAAAGAAGGCACATTACGATTATTTGACCAAAATGGGGAAGAACTTCAAAGGGCAGAAAATAAGCAAGACTTTGGTGATGGCAAATATATGCTTGTTGAAGGCAATAAAAGAGCAGTTCTGATTTCTTTGAAAAATAAAGAAAGCGAATCAATCACTAGAATTGAAGCCATTTATAAATCAGATGAGAAACCTGGGGTGCCAACTAACTATTCTCGGGCAGTAATTGAAAAGCCTAAGACTGTCAATGAGTATCCTTGGTTTGAATTAGATAAAGGGGCAGTTCGCTTTGTTGCTGAGTTTCCAGAACTCAAGCCTTCTCATAATGTAACTATTCGTGAAATGGGATTATTCGATGGCCCACGTATGGATGATAAGATAGCTGGATTTAATAACTATCCTGTTAAAGCATTTTCTCTAGTGCGTGTTGGTGAGACACGAAAAGATGTTAACACAGGCATTCGGATTACATGGACTATAACTTTATTAAATGAAGAAGGAAAGCCATTTCAAGGTGGAAATAACTAA